CTCGAGCCCGCCTCGCGCGCGCAGCGCGGGCTCGAGAGCGCGGTAGACGCAGAGGTGGTGGAAGATTATGGAATTGACGTTGGTGATCATCGCCTTGGTGATGAACACGATGATTCTGGTGTGGATACTGTGGAGGATGAGCCGGGGATAGAAGTAGAACTGATCCCCCTTACTCCCGAATTGCCGAAGCACTATGGTTCGGCGGGTAAGCCCATGACTACACCACCAGTAGATCCACTACTAAGGGAGAAGTGGGAGAAAGATCGTCTTGCCAATGAGGCCAGTGTCGAGGAGACAGTGCAGGTCCTGAAGGCTAGGTTGGATGCTGCTCGTCGTAAGCGCTATGCCTCGCGTGGTAAGGGGCTGGACCATGTGGAGTCTTATGCCCATGGCTGGGACAATCGCGAAGGTGACGAGTGGCAGAGGGATCCCGATGAACCAGAGTACGAGATCCCTGTGAATATCGTACGATTCAGGCAGCCCGTTCTCCCCAAGGTACCCGCGCACGTGAAGCGCGAGGACACGCGCAGGATCAGGAGGGGAAGATGACCTTTCAGATCATTCCGGCTAAAAGTTCAGACACCCTGGATCACGATGAAGGCGTTAGTTGCTGGTGTTTGCCGAGTGTGATATACTGCGAATGCGATGCGCCATGTCAGGCTATCGTGATTCACGCCACTCATGGAATGAACGGCAAGAATTCATGGCATGATCATGCTCGTAGCATCATTCCGGCGAGACTAATCCAAAGAGGCGGCAGACGATGGGCAGTGTAACTCTGGACAACATAGTCCTTGGCGGAAAGATCGGGGTTGCGATTTTGAATTTTGTGGTCACCCTTGCGGGGTTGTTCTGATGGCCACGGAAGAGCATAGGTTCGTAGGGCTCAGGCAATGGGGAGTGAATCCCTCTGACGATAAGCCTTGTCAGAAATGTGGAGTTCTTAAGGGCAGTCATAACGACAAGATCCCCTGCAAGGCAAGAGTCGTTATGAACAACGAACAGATCATGTGCGATCAGGGGTGGCCGCATCTTCCGCTAGCTCATAAGAACGATGAGCACGGCCTTCGATGGATGGGTCATAGCCCCGCTTCTGAAGTTCGTGGACTCTTTGAGCGAGAGACTGTCTGATGGCCGTCGTAGTTGACCCGAGCGTCGGCGACACCTTGATCTGCCCCGGCTGTGGCGAGCTGCTGTGTCTCGACTGGGCGGACGGTTGGCGCAACGACAACGGACTGACCTGCCTGCCGTACCGCACCACACACAGCGACCACATCGTGACGCTGATGGCCGCCGGATCGGAGTTCTGATGGCCAAGGCGTATTTGGAAGTAGACCATATTTGTGAGACTGGCTAGGAGTAGCCATGTCTACGCCTGTTCCAGATCCTACGGTTCTCACTACGGCTGCACTCCATCGTGAGATAGAGCACATGAAGGAGCTCATCACTCAGAGGATTGATGGGCTGGAGGGAAGGATTGACAGGCATGAGGCTCTTCGAATTGAGATGAAAGCCGATACTTCAAAGGTAGTGGATGCGGCGAAGCAAGACACGGCGAAGGCAGTGGACACGGCCTTATCCGCAGCCAATATCGCAACAGCGGCTGTGGCAACTACGACCAATGACTTGAAGGATCGTGTAGTTACTCTGGAATCTATTAAGCTGGGCAATCTAGAGCAGCGTACTGAGACACGTCTGACCATGGGTCAGATCATAGCGATAGTCGGTATGTTTGCAACACTGATCATCGTGGCTATTGCGATCGTGACCTTCATGAGCAGGTAAGAAGCTATTTGCACGGCTGCCGATGTGTGGTAGGGTGGTGCATGTAGGCGGCAAACGACGAGAGCGTGGGGAATGTTTGAACTCCTGTACAGCCTGGGTTTCAACATGAACGTGATCGTTTCTTTACTCCGGCGTATCGACCGAAAGCAGGATGAATTCATGGCCACTGTCAAGGAATCCTTCACCGATATCACCACCAAGGTGAACAAGATCTTCGGTGAGCAGGCGACTGCGATTCAGACCGGCAAGGACAAGATCGCACAGCTGGAGGCGGCTCTCGCGAACCGCAACTTGACGGACGAAGAGGCCTCGGCGCTGGAAGAGGTTAAGGCTGCTCTTCAGAAGACTGACGACCTGATCCCGGACGAGCTGCCCACCGAGCCCCCGGCCGAGGATGACGAAGAGCCTGCGCCTGCGCCCAACTGATCTTCGGCGCATAAGACTTCCAATGTAGGTGCGTCCTCCCAGGCGGTCCTCATCAGGGTGGCTGTGACCCCGAGCCATGGAAGACAACGGGGTACAAACTTCCAGCTGAGCAATCGGTTATATGCACGCTTCGCCCCGTAGCGTGGGAAGCTAAACGGGGTACAAACTTCGCGGGGACGCGGGGATCGAGAGGGACACGGAGTGCGGGGCCAGCGGATATTCACCAAGGCCCCGCTCTACCGACGCCGAGTAGAGCAGTTGGCAGCTCAACGGTTTCATATGCCGTAGGTCGTGGGTTCAAATCCCACCTCGGCTACGAAAAAGATCCTTTAGCTCAACGGATAGAGCACCCGATTTCTAATCGGGAGGGTGGTGGTTCGAATCCATCAGGGGTCACAGACTTCCCCGGTGAGACTAGCCGGAGGAATACGGCCCTTGCCTCATCCCCCCGAGACTGGCCGTACGAGGTTGCTGGACCTTGAGAATAAACCAGCCACTGAGCCCCTGAGCATGGGCTGACCAATGAAACTACTCAGTGGCCGGGAGTGTAGGCCCGAGGAATAAAACCACTCTAGGGATGGGATGACCCGAACAGTAGACTCCCCCGGTTACCCTATCTATGCTCCCGCGCTGGGTAGGGTATACTGGTCTCTAGGCTTGAAACGAACGAAAAGGAGAAGGCGATGGGAGCAGCAAAGCGTTTCCAACCGCGCGGTGGTCAGTTCAACCCTATTGTTCGCGAGGTAGGTCAGCAGGACGTTGACGCGGCAAAGGAACTGGCCATTCACACGAGCGCGACCCTGCGTCGGCGTGCGCCTCAGATGCCTCAGAATCGCTTTATTGGCGCGAACAGCACGTCGGGTTACCGCGTGGGAGGCCAGAGCATTCGGGGCGGTACGTCCAACCCGATCAGCAACAGCAAGTTCGTATAGTCGTCGGCTGCCGGTGCCGCCAGGGGTTCCGCCTTTTCCTCTGTCTGTGCAGCCGATGGGATGCGCGATCGCGCACTAGCTTTCGTCGGCGAAGGCGCTTGATCCCATCCACCACAGAGCCTCATCGGCGAGAGCGGCCGGTGGGGCTCTGTGCTATTGAGAGCAACTCCTCACCTGGCAAGTGGGCTGGGAGCGGGCGAATATCAAGTGGGCTTGGAGCGGGCGAATACCATGCTTCGCATGGTATCCTAGAGGCATGGCGGCCCCACACATCTTCGATAAGTGGGCGATCTTAGACTATATCCAGTGGGATCCACATGTGGGGCAGTTGATGATCGCCGAGTCTAAAGCCCGGCATCGTGTAGCCTCGTGCGGTCGTCGTTTCGGCAAGAGCGATCTAGGCGGACACGAACTAGTCCCCGAAGCGTTCTACACTCTCACGCAGAAGTCTCGGCTGGAAGACGAAATGAAGCGCCGGGAGTTCTGGATTGTAGGCCCCGAGTATACAGATTCTGAGAAGGAATTCCGTGTACTGTACAACGAGCTGTCTAGGCTAGAGGTTCCCTTCGACCGTCCGGGCACCTACAACGATCCTCTTGGCGGAAGTATGCACATTTCCCTGTGGGAAGGGAGATTTCAGGCACACGCCAAGTCAGCCAAGTACCCCGAGAGTCTAGTGGGCGAGGGCCTTAGTGGAGTGATTATGGCTGAGGCAGCGAAGATCAAAGAGCGGGTATGGACTAAGTTCATTCGCCCCACCCTGGCAGACTTCAATGGCTGGTCGCTGCACACCAGTACTCCAGAAGGTAAGAACCATTTCTATGAGAAGTGGCGCATGGGGCAGGATCCAGGTATTCCGGACTGGGCCAGTTGGCGTGCGCCTAGTTGGATCAATCCCTATGTGTATCGCAGCCCCACACGAGCGCGGGACGTCAAGGCGTTGCAGCAATTGATGGTGACTGAGATCCTGGAGTGGAACGCGGATGAGCTGCTCACGGAACGCGCCGAGAAAGAAGACAGCCGGGAAACAGTCTCGCGTCTTCGTAAGCTCTGCGACAGACACGGTCTCATTATTGATGGCGAGATTCTGGATCTGATGGACTCTATGACCATTGAGAGTTTCAATCAGGAAATCGGTGCGGACTTTACGGAATTCGTGGGCCGAGTGTTCAAGGAGTTCGATGAAGAAATCCACGTCGGGGATCTGGACTACAATCCAAGTTGGCAGACTTTCGGTGCGGTGGACTATGGATTCACCAACCCAAACGTATGGCTTCTCATTCAAGTTGGACCCTGGGGAGACGTCAACGTCCTCAAGGAGTTTTACCAACCGGGTCTTACTGCTCAAGAGTTCGCTGATGAGATCGACCGACGCGGGCTATGCCCATCCAATACGATCGCTTTCTATCCAGATCCGGCGTCGCCAGGTGATACTCGTATACTCGAGAATACGCTGAAGGTACGGCACCGAGGCAACACTGGCGGAGAATTGCAGCATCGTGTAGACGCCATTCGCAAGGCGCTGAAAGAATACAACACGCACGTACCGCGTGGTCATCTGGATCGCAGACCGCAGCTGATGATAGACCGGTCATGTACAATGACAATTTACGAGTTCAACGAATACCGCTATCCTGAGAAGGTAGAGCAGAGCTCAGTGAAGTCTCAGGAACTACCAATGAAGAAGGACGATCACACGCCCGAGGCACTGAGTCGTTTCTTCAAGGGATTCTTCGGTACGCCTCAAGATCGAGCGGCCGAAAGCCGATCCAGAAAGGCTAAGGTCAAGACGCGATGACGAGCCCACTAACAGCGGCTGGCCAGTACGCGAGTGCAGTTCCGTTCTTCGCAAATGTTCCACTGGACGCCAACTTGGCCTCCTCGGGCGAAGATATGTGGCGCACTCGGGCGTACAAGCTGTATGAGGACTTTTATCACAACCGGCCCGAGATGTTCAAGGTCATGCTGCGAGGCGAGGACCAGGATGGCTTGGAGCTGTACATCCCGTCGGCCCGCAAGATGGTGGACGCAGCCAATCGCTTTCTAGCTAAGGACTTCAGCTATGTGGTAAGCCCCAACTACGGGGACGGCACACAGCGAGCCGCAGTAGAACTCGCCATGAGCAATCTGTTCAAGCGCGAGAAGATGCACTCCAAGTTCAACAACCAGCGCCGATACTACCTTATTCGTGGGGACGCTCTGTGGCACATCACGGCGGACGAAACCAAGGAACCGGGTAAGCGACTCAGCATTCATGAACTGAACCCCTCCAACTACTTCGCGATCCTGGATCCGGACAACGACGATCGGCTGCTGGGTGCGCACCTGGTAGATATGGTGCAAGATCCGAATAAGCCAGATGACCGTTCGGCTCGCATTGTCCGTCGTCAGACATACTTGCGGGCGGGTGCCCAGCTCGATCCTAATGGCGGATACTTCGTGCCGTTGGGCTCAGATCCTGGTGGATGGACGAGCTCTCTTACCTTCTGGGAGGTGGGCAAGTGGGACGATCGGTACCTGAAGACCGCAGATCTGAAATCGGTATCTCACCCCGCAACGAAGACGCAGTTCGTATTGGACGCGCGCATCACTTCGATGCCGGTGTACCACTGGAAGAACAATCAGATCCCCGGACAGCCTTACGGCCTCAGCGAGCTGGCCGGAGTGGAGACTTTGATCTCGGGCATCAATCAGTCTCTCACGGACGAGAACCTCACGCTGGTGATGCAGGGTCTTGGTGTATACGCGACGGATGCAGCTCCGCCAAAGAACGCCGACGGCACGGACGGGGACTGGACCATTGGACCGGCTACGGTGGCCGAGGTGGGAACGGGAAACTTCTTCAATCGCGTGAGTGGTGTGTCCAGCGTAGCCCCATTCCAGGATCACAGTCAATCCCTGCACAACCATATGTCTCAGTCCCTGGGCATTCCCGACATCGCGCAAGGCCGAGTGGACGTCACTGTGGCGGAATCGGGCATCTCGCTCTCACTTCAGCTTGGACCGATTCTGTCCAACAATGAGGTGAAGGAAGTAGAGATTCTGGGTACGCATGACCAGATGTTCTATGACCTGACGACTATGTGGTTCCCGGTGTTTGAGGGGATGAACTTCCCGGATGTGCGGGTGGTCTCGGTGGTGGGCGATCCTATGCCGGTCAATCGCGAAGCGCGTATCCAAGAGATTCTGTTGGTTCAGGCTAGCGGCCTTATCACTATCGCGCAGGCTCAGGCGAAGCTCGCAGAGTATGGCTATGAGTTCGATGAGGGTGATGATCTCAAAGTGGTTCAGGAAGCAGCTGCTCTGGCAGCGGCTCAGAACGGTGACGAGCTAGCAAACCGGTGGGCTCAGGAGATGGAGAATCCAGTGAAGAACTGGTCTCCCAATATCGGCACCTCTAGTGTCGCGAGTGCCGCAGTGCAAGGCACCGGAGCTCCTTCGATTACTACGGTAACGAACAACAATGCGGGCAACGGGGCAAGGTAGAATAGGGCAAAGGTATAGGAGGAGTTGTGGCGTTCGGTATTCGCAAGTTCGCGGTACGAGTGCAGCGGCAGAATGCGAGCTCCAGGCGCCCTGTTCGTACCACGTTGGTTCAGCAGCGAAGGATCGGACAGGGTGTCAAGGCTCCCAAGTCAGCCAAGAATGTCCAGGAGAGATTGAAGAATCTGCTGCGAAGCAGAAAGCTCAAGAAGGGATTGAAACGATAATGGCGCGCCGTCGTTACAATCCCGCGCAGAAGAGGGCTCGCAATGGGCAGTGGGCGAAGGGCTCTCTTTCCGGAGTTAAAGCTAGTACCGCGACCGGAAATACGAAGCGATATGATGCCTTCCTCGCGAAGCAGGCCCAGCAGAAGTCGGCCGCTCGCAAGACGGCGATTAAGCGAGCCGCACTGGGTGCGGCCCTCGTAGGTGCAGCGGGCGCAGGTGCGTATATTGGGTCACGTGGAAATAACAAAGGAGCCAAGGAAGGCCCCCTCGGAAACGTCGCACACGTTCCCGTCAAATCTCAAGGGCCGGAACGACCAGTGGTGGGCAAGATCACGAAGCCTACGAAGATGGAGACGACTGCGAGTCCAGTTCGCGCAACGTCTTCTGAGCCAGTTCGCGCGAAGGCCGTAAACGGAACAGAGATCAAGCGCACGAAGCCAGCGGCTAAGACGAACCCGGTATCCAATCCAGTCTCAGCACAGGTCACCTCGGGTGTGGGAACGGTGAAGGCCGAGCGGGCAATGGTCTCCCTGAAGAAGGGGCCGAAGCCGAAGTCTAATCCCTCGGGCAATCCAGTACCTACGCCGGGCGCGCTCGTTACCGAAGATGGCCAGAACGTGAAGGTCGTCAAGGGCCTCAATGACGCCGAGCGCATTCGTCTTGAGAACAATGCGGTGGAAGCTGCGGCGAAGTTGGCCAAGCTCGAGAAGCAGGCTGGCGTCAACGTAGGTTCACAGGCTCGCAAAGACTTCGACAAGAAGAACAAGGCGAAGCGCACCAAGGCTCAGGCGAAGTTGGAAGCCAGCGAAGCTAAACGAGTGAAGCGTCGAGAAGAGATGTCTCAGGCTATCCAGAATAGCTTCGGGGCAGGAGCTGTCGCTAACTTCACGGGGTCTCGGAGGGATCGAGCAGAGGCACGATATGCCACCCTCTTGGAGAATATGATGGACAGCGGTACATCTCTCAATCGTAGCCAGCGCAAGTTTCTTAGAGATTACGGAGTTGCATAATGGCGCGTCGTGGATATAAGCGAGACACTCGGGGTAGGTTCTCTCGTATCGCCGGAACCAAGGTTAGCTCGAAAGCGGTGGTGCCGCGTCGTACTCCGAAGCGTACCGTTCGGCCCCCACTGAACGCAGCCGCTCGCAGGGCTCGGGGAAAGAAGATTTTGCGCAATGTAAAAATCGCGAGAGGAACTCTCCTCGTGGGTGCGGCAGCCTATGCGGCATACGACCTGAATTCGTCGAAGAGTCCCAGCCTTCGGGCTCGTCGGATGCACGCCCAGACGATGGGAGAGAGAATCACTCGGGCCAATACTCGAGGTCTCGGGGCCATGACGATCGCCAGGCAGAATCGCCGGGGCGTTTATCGGGTTACGAGCCTGTAATGGCACAGTCGTACAAGAGGGATCGCAGGGGCCGATTCGCCAGAGTAGGCGGCCTTCGGGCCAAGATTCGCGGGAAGCTTATTGGCCCCAAGCTCACTCGCGAACAGCGAATCGCGAAGGGCCGAGAGAAGAGCCATCAGCGTCTTCTCAAGAAAGGCTATGAAGTCTCCAATCAGTACACGTACAAGGGAGACTCTAGAGGTCGTCGTCGAGCCGACGGCAAGTATGAGCACAGCGTGAAAGAGTATCGAAAGAAATGAACCATGGCCAAGCGCAAGCGGGGAACCTATGCTGGATACAAATCCAAGAAGCAGTGGCGCTGGGCTTTCGCGAGCAAGCAACCATGGGCCCGAGAGAAAGCTCACAAGACCAAGGGTGGTAAAGTAACCCGATATCGGCGTCTGCCGGAGAGCAAGCACAGCGGCAAGAAAGGAAGGCGATGAGCCGGTATAATCCTCGCCAGGCTCGAGACAAGTTCGGCCGGTGGACATCCGGCCGGAAGGTCTCTGCCGTGCCCTACACTCGGCACAGCCTTCGCTCTCAGACCGCCGGGATTAACGCGGGCACGAACATCTCCAAGAATTATCGCGTTTCAGCCGGTGCTCATTTCCGGATTGAGCGGCGCACTCCTTCCCGCTTGGAAGGAGCGATCATACAGAAGAACAACTCTGCGATCAAGCGGCTCGTGAAGAAGGTTAGCCCCGGCGAGCACCTGGATCCAGTGATTGAGAAGACCATTCGCAAGGCTCAGAATCGAGTCACGAGCAAGGTACTGGGAAAGACCCTGAATCTCGGGAAGAAGGCCAACGTCCGTGGCGGAACTACGCGATCGGGTCTTCCTTCGGTAACTGTTCGATATGGTGGTAGCAGGAAATCAGCCGCCCGCAGAGCGGCGGGTATTTCGCAGTACAATTCCGCCATGCAGGGGCGGCGGGTGTCCAGGGCAGCAGCGAAGGCTCCTCGCCCACAGCGCCGGGGTAAGTGATGCTCACGGAGGGAGATCTAATGGCCAAGGGAAAGCCGTCCAAGGGGACCAAGAAGGATCGGCGACTCAAGACGAACAAAGGCAAGAAGAAGCGCAAGGGCAGTGGCTCTGCAAAGAAACTGAACAAGAAGAAGTCTCCGGCCCTCAATAAGATTTTGAGATACTGATGATTGATCTTCCATCGAATACGATGTACGCTCTCACTGCGTTGGCGAATAGTGTTCAGGAGATATGCGGGTACGTTTTGGACGATGGTAGCATCGTAGTGATGCCCAATGTCTCCATAACTCCCACAGGTTCGTTCGAGGTCGATCCAGAATCTCAACGATGGATCCTACCGGTGATGTGGGAAAGAGTCACAGCTCTGTTTCATACGCATCCCAAGGGTACATGCTGGCCGAGCGAAATGGACGTAGAGAATTGGCCTGCGGCTTGCGGGGCTGGGGTCAAGTATTTCGTAGTGACCACTCGTGAAGTGGGAGAATTTAGATTGGACGAAGATGGCAAGCCGAAGCCTGTCGGAGAAGCAGAACTGGCTGCTTAGATTTATGGCCGTGCAAAAGGCATCTGATGCCCAGGTTGCCGCTGCACTACAGGTCGCTTTAGACAGCCTTGACGGCCACCTCAGGCGCATTGAAGCCAAGCCGGGGGTAGGTGCCGCTACGCGCCGTGCTCAATTGCTGGGCAACCGTGGGGCCATTACGATGGTCCTGGGAGCTTTGTACAAAAGGCTCGGCTTGGTGGTTCGAGAAGGTCAGATGAACGCCGCGCAGGCAGCTACCGAGGCTGAGATCTATTCGTCGGCCAAGATATACGACGTCATTATTGACGATGCCGAGAAGCGCAGGTTGCTTCAAAGATCGCTAGAGCAGAGCGCCAGGCGCAATATCCAGGTCACTATGACCCGAATGAACGTCTCTGAGCAGCCACTCAGTAAGAGATTGTATCGTTCTGAGGCCATGGCCAAGGGGCAGATCAGTCGTACAATCAACAATCATCTCGCGCGAGGTAGTTCGGCAGCTGATCTTGCGAAGGATGTAAGAGGGTTCTTCAACCCCAAAGTCCCAGGTGGAGTCAGTTATGCGGCTAGTCGTTTGGCTCGTACAGAGATTAACAACGCATTCCACGCGCAAGCGATGGCCGATGTAGCCGATCGACCATGGGTTAACCAGGTCAGATGGCACCTCTCTGGCTCGCATAAGGTTCCAGATGAATGCAATACCTACGCAAATACCGGATTATTTCCGGCTGATAACGTTCCCAAGAAGCCACATCCAAACTGTTTCTGTTATTTCACTCCGGAACTTCCGGATGTGGAGACGGTAATCAATGATTATCTGGCCGGAAAGTACAATTCGTGGCTCGCCGAGAGCACGGACGATGGCCTCCGCCGGTCCGCATGAGGTAGTATGTCGGCAGGCTTCAGCGTACCGACGAACCGGAGGTTCTACGAAATGAGCAAGAGCTCCCTTCCCCGATTGGATCTTTTCCTCCGGCCGTTCCTTGGCGGAGATAGCGAAGGAAATGAAGGCGGCGAGGGCGGACAAGGTGAAGGAAAGCCCGGCGGTGAGGGTGAAAATCAGCCCGCTGGTAAGGGCGATAAGCCAGAAGATGATGACGACGATGACGACGATCATGATGACGACGATCTTTCCGGCATTGCAGATCCGCGAGATCGCCAGATTGCGGCTTTGAGCCGAGAGGCAGCTCGGCATCGCCGAGAGAAGAATAAGAACAAGAGGGATGCCGAGCGCATTCAGCGAGAGCTTGATGCTCTCAAGAATGGTAAGGGCACCGAGAAAGAACAGTGGGAGGCTGAGAAGAAGTCGTTCGAGCAAAAGTACGAAGATCTGCTCACGAACACTTCCAATACAGTCCTTCGAAATGCGGTGAAGGATCCAGAGACAAAGTACTCGTGGTATGATGTACCCGTGGTGATGGGTCTTATTAATCGCGACGCTATTGAGATTGATCTCGAGGAAGGCGTCGTGGACGGCCTGGAGGCCGAACTGAAGCGCATCGCCAAAGAGAAGCCGTATCTCGTGAAGAAGGGATCCACCGGTGGTGGTAACTCCGGAAGCGGGAATAACAGTTCCGGTGGTGCCGGGGCTGCGGGGAGCACAGGAAGCAATCCGTCCGGTCGAAACAGCTCCAACGACGCAAGAGCGGCCCAGAGGGCGACACTAGAAAGTAAGTATCCGGGGCTTAATGTATAAGCTCTGGAGGAATCCTCTGAAGGGCGAATAAATGGCACGATATGACAAATATGATCCTATGGTGGGCGGTTTCCGCGCGCCCCTTGCCGCCGACTGGCTTCTCGCTGACGTAAATCGACCTCGTGCGGTTGGTCTCAACTCCAGTGGCCAGATCGTTAAGGGAGCTGGCAATACTGGCATCGTGGGCATTCTGATCCTCACCAAGATTCGCAAGGCTGGTGAGATCGTGGATACCATGGACGCGGGTGAGATCGTGGGGTGGGACCCGGTGACGGCGGGTACGTTTGGTACCGCAGGAACCACCTACTACGCCGACGCGACTACGGGCGCTATCAATTCCACCTCGGCGGCTGGCAAGTTCCAGGTTGGCCGGACGGTAGAAGGTACTCGCCTGATCTGCCGCGTGAATCGTACGGAGGTGCCCGCATGATCGAGTCGAATCTTCTTGAACTGCTCCTCCAGCCGTTCTGTGGCGGAGATTACAAGGGTGGTTATCACACCGAAGGCGATATCGTTACCGTCACTCTCGACGGTATTGATGTTAACTCGCTGTGGGACGAGTTCCAGGCCACGCTGGAGATCTACAACGCGAAGCGTGCTCAGCTAATCTCGTTGCTGACCTATCCGGTCACCAACTTGGTCGAGACCGTGCCGCAGGTTGGCGATGCGACCTTCGAAGAGGCGTCTGAGTTCGGCGTCCCGAAGTCGGCTCGTGTGACCGTTGATTACTTCCAGCTTGGTTACGACTTCAAATGGTACGACGTCGCGAACCGTTTCACCTGGAAGTACCTGGCTGATGCCGATGCGCGCCAGATCCAGGCGATCCACAATAAGCTCCTCGAGGCCGACCAGAAGCTTGTCTTCCGGAAGGTCATGGAGGCGATCTTTGACAACCGAAATCGCTCTGCGGACATTCGGACCCAGACGTACAACGTCTACCCGATCTACAACGCTGACGGAACAATTCCGCCCCCGTACAAGGGCGAGGTCTTTGACGGCAACCACTCACACTTCGTGGTGTCGGCTGGCGCTCAGATCGACTCGGGTGATCTTGAGGACGCGTACGAGCACATCGCCGAGCACGGCTTCTCCATCGAGGCGGGCACCACTGTCATCTCCATGGTGAACCGCGCGCAGGCGAAGGAGATCCGTAAGTTCAAAGCGGGTGTCGCCAACAACAACGGCGTCGTAGCGAACTACGACTTCATCCCGGCAGCGGGCCAGCCTGCGATCATCATTCCGAATGCGGATGGTCTCCTGGGCGAGCGGCCTCCGAGCTCGTTCAAGGGTTTCAAGGTGATCGGCTCCTACGCGGATGTCCTGATCATCGAGGAATCGTACATCCCCGAGGGCTACATGCTCACCTTCGGTTCGGGTGGCGCAGGCAATCTTCAAAACCTCGTCGGCCTGCGCGAGCACGCTAATCAGGCCATGCGGGGTCTGCGACTGATGCCGGGTAACCAGCAAAACTACCCCCTCGTGGAGTCGTTCTACAGCCGTGGCTTCGGCACCGGTATCCGTCAACGTGGCGGAGCGGTCGTGACGCAGTTCAAGGCGTCGGGTACGTACGACATTCCGACCGTCTACTCCAATGGCGGAGAGTTGGTGTAACAGATGAGTCTGCATGGCAAGATCGATCTTTCCCGGCCTCTTACCGATGCCGAGAAGGAGTGGCTGTACACCCGTCCAGGCGGGCGGGCTCAGGTCGCTGTCAACGATCGGCAATTCGGCCACTTGTCGGAGGAAGAGCGATCTGCCTTGCAGGTTTCTCATCGGGCCGACATGGAGGATGAAGCCGAGCGTGAAGCAGCCTTCCGCCGGGAGGAAGACGAGGATGGCTTCGATGAAGAAGACATCGCCAAGGTCGCCCCCCTCAGGGTGGACGAACTCCGCGCGTGGCTGAAGAAGAAGGGCCTCGATCAGACTGGATCGAAGGAAGATCTTCAGGTCCGGATGCTCGAGAAGCTGGAGAAGGATCGTCTCGGCAAGTAAGAGTTCGCTGACGGGGGATAGCCGGAGATCGTGCGGCTATCCCCTTCTGCATCAGGAGTGGAGATGTCCGTCTATGCTGGGACGTACGGCCCTCAGGGTTTGGAGTACCCAGATGGTACTCATGCCGTGAATAAGCCGATCCTGATCAAAACGCTGGGCGGCAGTTCGGTGATCCTATACAGCGACAGACACAGAACCACCACGATTTCAAATCCAGTTTCTACCGATGCGTTGGCCAATCTGGAGTTCTGCGCTGAGCCGGGCCAGTATCTCATGGAGATAGGCTCCTGGACTAGAAAGATCAGCGTTCCCGAGGATCCTCTAGAGCCGGACGTGGGTCTGACCCCGGAAGAGCGAGAGAATCTTATCGACGACACGGTCGTCGAGGTCTTGGAGGAACTAGAGACCCCGGTGACCCTCACCCTGCTTTTTGAAAACGCCATCGCGTAAGGAATCGGCATGACTCTTGTTGGAGAAGTCTCTGACCTGGCCACTCGGGTCGGTACCGAGTGCAAAGCCATTCGTACGGATTATAACGGGAAGATTGGCACTCTAGCCAGTCTCACCACGACGGACAAGGCTAGTCTTGTCGCCGCCATTAACGAGGTTCAGTCCGAGGCCGGTGGCGGTGGCGGAGCCACCAACCTTACTCGCACTCTTGCAGCAACTACGGTAACGATCGAGAGTGATACCGGCACCGACGCGATTGTTCCAGCTGCGGACGGAACCAACGCGGGTGTGATGACTGCGGCCATGCAGGTGAAGCTTGCAGGTGTTGAAGCAGCGGCCGACGTGACAGATGCCGGTAACGTTGGTAGTAGCATCCACGGAGTTTCCACCAAGACCACCCCCGTGGGTGCGGATGCGATTCCGATCATTGATTCTGAGGCGCTCAATGTTCTCAAGAAGATCACATATACCAATCTAGCTACAGCGGTGGCAGCAGGTATCATCGATGCTGCACCGGGCACCCTGGACACCCTCAACGAGCTTGCTGCGGCACTCGGTGACGACCCGAACTTCGCAACGACCATCACCAATGACCTTGCGACTCGAGTAAGCGTCAATGCATCTCAGGGCCTCAACGACACCCAAAAGGGTAATGCTCGGACAAACATCGGTGCGCAATCTGCGGCAGATATCGGAGATACGGCTACGGATTACGTGGTTGTGTTCGAAGCTGCATTGGTCTAGCCGATGACGCTAGTTCAGGAGGTCTCAGATCTTGCTACGAGAGTGGCCCAAGAGTTTAAGAGCATCTTCACCGGGGAGACCTACACCGGCAGTCTTGACAGTGCTCCTTTTGGATATAGGTCTTTCGTTGGAACAGACGTAACGAATGAACCTGCGGGATACTCCAATGGCTTGGTCTTTACCGCAAAGAACGAGGATGACTCGGGCCGAGTTCAACTGGCTTATTCTATTTCCGGTGACTATGCGATCCGATGGCGCCTTGGCGGAAGTTGGAGCAGCTGGTCTCTGTTTACGGATCTAGACAACGCGACGTTCACTGGACTCCTAACGGTACCGACCCTGAAGGTAACGACAGGTGCGGCAGCTGGAAAGATTCTGGTTTCTGATGCCGACGGTGACTTGGCATATGCGGATAGTTCCTATGACTTCTACCTTCGTCCATTCGCTGACAACACTGTTCGTGCAGCGGGCAATGGAGATATGGCATATGGGCTCAAGATAGTTCGAGCATTTAGAATTCTTTCCGTGACTTATCGCTGTCGCACTGCGGATGCTTCTGGAAACCTTGTAGTAGAGATTAGGAAGAACGGATCACAGCAGGCCTCCACGGTGGATACGATTGCTGCGGCAAATCAGGTCGCGGGCCATAGCATGACGGGTCTCAGTGTTGATTTCGCAGCGGGGGATATTTTGCTCCCCCAGGTTACGGGTGTAGGAATCACCCCCGGATTCGGCCTGGATGTGACGATCGAAGGCAGGCGGCTGTGACCACCATCATTCTTCCCCCGGCCAAAGTATCAGTGTCAGAGAACTTCAGTTCCGGCGGTTCGTCTTCGTCTCTGGGCTCTAACTGGAACAACTTCATCCAAGGTGGCGGAACACTCGGCGTGGTCTTGGGCAGAGCGGCTTCCACTGGAAGTACGGATGGTCGAAAGAGCTCTCTGCATGTAAGTCGGATGAGATCTGAGAATCATTTCGTTCAGGCCACATGCGGAACCTCGCCGAACGCGTCGATTCGCGCGGGAATTATTGGACGTGCAGATGAGTCCTTCGCTGAGTGGATTGCTCTTATCGTATCTTCTGGGAACTCCATTCTGATTCGGGGTTCGGGTCTTGTAAGCTGGGAGGATGCGAATGTGACAGTTCTTGCAACATGGGCTAGCTTCGCAGTGTTCAATGTCATCCGTCTTGAGTTTAGGGACGACGTTATTCAGGGCTTCAAGGACGGAGTATCTTTGGGAACGTACTCGGCAACTCGGCCCTATGCAATCGGACCTACTTGTAGGCGCGTTGGATTGCAAGTTAGCCGGGGCTCTTCCATTAATTCGGGCAATCTCGATGACTTCTCGGCCGGAGACCTGTAGAGCTATGGGCATGGGGTAGGATGTCAATATGGCGACCACACTGGAGGATGTGAAGAACAACCTTCCTCCCGAGGCATCTAATCAGGGCTGGACGGACGTGAAGCTTCAGGCGATGGTTGATGCGGACACCTCGCTGAATCGTATCCTGATGACTTATTGGAGTAGTCGGGCGGCAGCTACCTCCAAGCTTGTGAACGTCTCGGAGAGCGGCTCATCCCGTTCACTGGCAGATATTCATAAGAATGCTCTGGACATGCTTCGGTATTGGACGACACAGGCTGAGAAGGAAGAGGCACTGGAGATTGTTCCGCCATCGCAGCGCCCGATCTCTTTCGGTCGAATCAAGCGAGTGTGAGACATGCTCTTCGTTCCATATCCCGATGGTTTTACTCCAATTGATCCAATGCCGGTTGATCCCGGACAGGTTGGCTTGGAGATTCAGCAGGAACTAACGCATTGGTTCATCATGCAAGATCCCACCGTGGTGCAGCTGATACCAAAGGAGCGGGTTAGGCAGCCCAACGGCAGCTTTACCGTAACAGACGGTGCACCACGACCCCAACAAATAGTCAAGATGATTTTCCCCGCCGGTAACAGCGACGGGATCATTGACTCCGGAGATGGCAACGAACGGGAGTACGACTTCATCGTCGTGGGCGAATGGGATGCTACGATCAAGCTGGATGACTACTGGGTAGATCCATCGGGACAGAAGTATATCGTTACCGGCGTGTCCGCGTACAACGGATATGAGGTGAAGGCGAACATCAAGAGCTTCGGCCCGGAGGCTCTATATGCCTAATCGGATCTCATTCAGCTATGACGACGGCGAGCTAATCCGGAGCGTGGCCGGTCTGGAAGCAAAAATACAGGGTGCGGTGGAAATCCTTGTAGATTACCATGCTCTCCAGGGGCAGGCAGATCTCAAAACGAGCGCTCCGTGGACAGACCGAACCGGGGCAGCCAGAACCGGACTGCACACAATCTCGTTCAGTGGCGGAAACAAGCACACGATCGTGTTTGCTCATTCGGTGCACTATGGAATTTGGCTGGAAGTGAAATTCAGCGGGCGTGACGAGGTGATTATGCCCGTGGTTCGTAAGACTGGTAGGGATCTGATGTGGTCTCTCGAGGGATTGATGGGAAGACTATGAGCCGCCAGGCGGTTTTCCAGGCTATTATCAATGATGAGGATCTTAATGATCTTCAGATTGACATAGATACGGTCTTCCCGAACTGGGCTAAAGATACGACTCCGATCCGTGGAAAGCCCTTTGTGATTCTGCGCTGGGAAGAGCGGCCCATGCGGGGAAATCTTCAGGGGCCTCAGATCCTTACGGTGTGGGCGCACTGGCCGAAGGAAGATTCTACGGATCACTCTAAGTTGGATACGATCCTCCAGGGCATTATTGGCGTGCTCACCGCAATGGAACACGTCAACGGTGAAGATGGAAATGTGGTTACTTCCATTCGTTTTACTGGTTGGGGCAATGATCTATTTGATCCCGGATACAATACGATTGCTAAGAATATAGCTTTCGAAGTGCAGTTCAGGGCGGCTGCGTAGGGTATACTGAAGGGCGATGTAGGAAGGATATTCCAATGGCAACGGTTGGAGAACCAATGGCAAGCGCGCCGAAGACTGGGGATACCGAACAGGCAAAGTCTCCCGAGGGTAAGACCGAGTACATTTCGTATACTGGGGGTGCTTCGCGGCGAGAGATCACCGTCGCAGACTGGAAGAAGGCCGGTGTGACCGGCATGAAGGAAGACATCAACTTCACCTTCATGAACGGATTCAAGTTGCCGAAGTCGGACTTCTCCGAGTCGGCTCTCAAGTATCTCCTCGGCGAGCGCCGTACCAACGGATCGCGGTCTTTCAAGTCCGTGACTGAGTAATTTCGTGGAGGATCTGAGATGCGAAAACAAGAAGCATGGAGTTCTCTTTGACGGAGTCATAGAGATCAAATGTAATTCGCGTTTCTGTCGTGACTCAGAGCCCGGTGTTGTCGTGCTGCATCGATTCGACGCGAAGAGCGGCGCTCTTCTCGAGACCCAGAAGTTCAAAGATCCCCTCTAGAGGAGAATGAAATGCCTTTGCCCGATGCTCTCCCCTATGGCGTCCGTGACCTGAAGGTCACTCCGTACCTGGACGCCGTAGGTTCGCAGCTCGCCACCGTGAGTGTTGACCTCCCGAACATGCAGACCCTCACCTTTCGTGAGACCGAGGAGTTCCAGGACCTGCGAGGTGACGATCGGATCGTCGCGACTCGTGGCCGTGGCGCACAGGTGGAGTGGGATATCGAGGCCGGTGGCATGTCGCCACAGGTCTGGGCTATCTTCACCGGTGCCGAAGTCCTGGAAACCGGAGTCACCCCGAATATCAAGGTCCTCATCCGCAAGAAGGGCTCCGACGCGCGCCCGTACTTCCGTATCGAGGGCCAGTCCATCTCGGACTCTGGCGGAGATGTTCGTATCGTGATCTACCGCGCTCGTTGCAACGGCAACATCGAGGGCGAATTCAAGGATGGCGATTTCTTTATCACCAAGGGCTCTGGCCTCGGCCTGCCCTTGCTGGATGACCAGAACGACCTCCTCTACGATATCATCCAGAATGAGGAGAAGACCAGCATCTCGCTCACTCCGGATCCGAACCCGTTGCCTACGCCTCAGAACATTGAGGTCGGCGCGGTGGCAGCTACCACCGTGGCTCTCAGCTGGGACGAAGTCACCGACGCCGACAGCTACCTGGTCCAGAGTGCGGTGTCTCCGTACACCACTTGGGTCGATGTTACTTCGGGCGCAGGTGGCGAGCCGGTCACGGAGTCTACGACTGTCACCGGCCTGACCGCCTCTACCGCATACAAGTTCCGTGTTGCCGCTGTCATTGATACTGTGGAGACTGACTTCTCCACTCCGACCGGCGTCGTCACCACCACTGCGTAAGTTGTAAGTCCATCGGAGCCCAAGGAGGCCAGCATGACCAATATCAACGAAGACGAATTCGCCGTTACCTCGTGGGGAGAATCGGCTCCTGAGCCGTTCGGTATCACGCTCCCCTCGGGGCAGCGGTGTCTCGTGCGTAAGCTGGAGATGGAGGACGTGCTCGCGCACGGACTCCTCAACGACTTGGACTCTTTCTCTACCAGCTTGCTGGAAGACGAAGAGTCGAAGGACGAGAGCGCCGAAGACGTGATGAAGTCCTTCCAGGACAGCGAGAAGTTCACCAAGCTCACAGCTACGGTGAATAAGATCGTTATGATCACGGTGTTGCGCCCGTCGGTTTATCCGAAACCGGAATCTTCGATGCATCCCGTAACTCGGGAAACGATTGCGGGTATCCGTATTCCGGGTCGGGCGTATGTCGATCAGATCTCTTTCATGGACAAGATGGCTATCTTCCAGGCGGTCTTCGAGGGAATGAAGGGGCTCGACCGATTTCGCGAAGGACAAGAGGCAGGTCTGGGAACTGTGGAGGATGTCGAAGCAGTACCAGCGGCCTCCGAGCTCCTTGTTGGGGATAACTCCCCGCTCTGAGGGTGATAGACTTCGGGCGTTTTACGTAGACAGAGGCGTATATCTATTCTGTAGCAAGGTCGAGTATGAGATGGATAAAGCGGGTCAGACCTCCAGCAATCCAATCTTCTCTGAAGCTGCTCGACGACGTGTGTGGAATAAGTACATTGATCCCGAGAATGCTGTCGTCGGGGTCTACAAAGATCCGGCTGCCGCTAAGGTCTCAAAGAATGAACCCGAGGTTCAAGATGAAGACCTAGGAGTGAACTTCTTTGGCTGAGTATGACCTCGGAACAGCCCATGGCCGGATCGAGATTGAGAGTGATAGTAGGGGAACTACTGCTGTAATTCGTCAGCTGGCGGAACTTCGTGCGGCTGCTGCGAGTCTTGAGCGTTCCTTGAACGAGACTCGCGACTCTCTCGATCAGTTCTCGAGAAATCTTCGTAGTGTTGAGGTGTCGTCGGACAATACCGATCGCCGGGTAGTTGGGCTGGCTGGATCGGTTCGGCGTCTTGGCGGTGATGCGCAGGCATCTTCCTCGATGATCAACCGACTCAATCTTGACATCAATAAGCTGGCACAAGTCGCGGTTGCTGGCATCCAGCGAGTTAACGAACTTCGAAGTAGTCTCCAGAAGTTTACTTCCGTCGGTGGTGCGCTTGGGGGAATGGTAAGTGCGCTCACCAATGTAGACGAGGCCTTGGCAGCGGCTCCTCGTTGGCAGAGGGACATTGTTCGAGTTTCTCGGGCCATTTCTGGCCTGAGCGCTGGCACAGCGGTAGTCCGACGGCTCGGGCTATCTTTTGCCTCTATGATCGCCGGTACGGCTGCCTTCGGACTCATTGCTCCAAGGATCACGGCTGCGCGAACTGCGCTGCGGCTGATTCTGGGTACAGCGGCTTTGATCTTTCCTAGCTTTGCTTCTGCTGGAGTCGCGCTTCGGGGGTTCATGGCCTCCGCTGGACTCCTTGGTAGTGGGCTAGGAGCCTTGGCCGGACATGTTGCACGAACTACTCGCGGCATGTCTCAAATGGTCCTCGGCGGACTGCTTATGCAGAAAGCTCTCCAAGGGATAGCCAGTGCAGCCAAGGTAGCCGTTGTTGGGATGAGCGGCCTGTCCGTTATCGGCGCAGGCATGCAGATCATCGGCACGGTAGCGCTGGGCGCGGCAAATGCGGTCAAACAGTTGTCCGGAGCCCTTCTCATTGTGCCTGGTGTAGTAGCCGCGATGGGGATTGCTGCTGGTGTTGCTCAGCTGGCTCTGTCTGGGATTGGAGATGCCTTCAAGGCAGCATCTCTGACTGGCCAGGAGTTTGAGGACAAGATCAAGGACATGTCGCCGACGATGCGGGGCGTAGCCCGTTCGGCGCAGTCCATGTTTAATGAGTTCAAGAACCTGAAAGAGATCGCCCAGACAACTGTCTTGGCCGGATTCGCCAACGATATCAAGCTCGTTGGGAATATCTACATACCCACTCTCGAACGCGGTATCAGCGCGGTGGGCACGGGCCTTAATCGTATCAAGGACGGCTTCAGAGACTTTCTGCTACAGCCTGCCACGATCAGGGACGTTAACTCGGCATTCGGGAATACCCGAACAGTCCTGGACAATCTGTCCCGGTCAGTGTGGCCTCTTATGGCCGCATTTCGAGACATCGCCTCTGTCGGTCTGGAAGTATTTACCGAGATCAGCAATGGTGCTGGGCAGGCCTCCGTTCAATTTGCAAATTTCGTTTCGGAGGCTCGGCGTACCGGTGAGCTGAAAGACTTCATTAAGGACGGCATTCAAGGGTTCAAGGATCTCGGATCTGCCATCTCGTCTATCGCATCGGCTCTCAAGACTATCTTCGAGGCGTTCGGTGCCAGTGGCGAGAACGCTCTGGCACGCTTGGCTGATGGAGCTCAGCGATTCGAAGAAGCCATGGCTGATTCTGCCTCTGGCGGAACACTGGAGCAAATCGCAACTGCCCTGCAAGAAATTGCAGAGATTTCGATAGATGTTGTTACGACAGCCTTGGAACAGCTTCTTGCTATTTCCGCCAGATTAGCTCCGTTTATGCAGGAGCTCCAAGAGGGATTTGGTACGGGGCTCGTTACAGCCTTTACGGCGGTAGGTAATGCAGCTCAGTTCATGGCCAGTATCCTTGGTAATATGCCGGGGCTTGGTGGTGTTCTTGGTACGATTCTGGCACTCGGAATTGCCCTCAAGGCTACGGCTTTGTTGTTTTCTCCGATCGTTAGGGGTGTACAGCTTATAGCTGGAGCTTTCATTCTCTTGCGTGGTGCGGTTACCACGATCGTTGGACTGAATGGAGTACTGGCAGTACTCGCGGCGCGGGGTGGCGTGGTGGGTGCGGCCATGGGGCGTCTCCGTGGAGGCATGATTGCGGCCAGCGCTGCGGCCGGAATATTGACGGCCGCGCTCTCTGCGGCGGTGTTCGCCTGGTTTGCGATTGATGCGGCCCATCAGAACGTGGATGCTAGCCTCAAGAGGATTGCCGATCGTGAGAAAGAAGTTCAGGAGGAGACCGAGAATCTCGTAGATGCTCTTAGCGACAGCGGCGGTGCGCTGAGCAAGAATGTCTTTGAGGTGATTCAGACCGATCTTAAGAATCTGGTCCGGGATCTCGAGGATACCGCAGATCAGATTCCGGGCACTATGGCCGGTGCGGGCGCGGCGCTGGAGACTCTTTTCACTCGGCCTGCTGACTTGGCCAAGGGTCTCTTTGAGGGCATGTCCGGCGACGGTCAGAAGATGCTTAAGACTCTTGAAGGGTCAGCTATTGGTACACAGCTGACTCTCAAGATGACGGGTGAAGCCGCCGAGTTGGCAGCCCAGCAGATCCAGCAGATGGGTATTTCTTCTGAGGATCTCTCTCGGATGATCGTGGGCAGTGATACCGAGATCAAGGTTTTGGTCGACGCTCTGTCCAAGACCGAAAACGGCGGTCGGGAAGCAGGTATCGCTCTTCGCGAACTGCGCGATCAGACGCTGCCCATTATCCAGTCCATGGCTTCTCTCGGACCAGAGGCAATTAGCCTCTCGGAGTCCATGAAGACCCTGTCTGATGCGGGTGCTTCAGCCGCCGATAAGATGGGCGCTCTCAAAACCGCATTACAGGCCCTCGGAATTCTTGAATCCTCTACCGAAGAAGCGATGTTCAATATCGCGCAGTCGGTGCAGGAAATCGCGAATGCAGGTACCGGCCTGGAAAAGGGCGGAGGTTTTGGCAACGAACTTCTGAACAGCATGGGCAAACTGAACGGTGCCAGTGCGAACGCCGTCGTATTGCGAGATCGCCTCAAGGAGCTTGGCGATCAGCTGATTCAAGTCGCGGCCAATGGCGGAGACATCACCGCTGCGTTCAACAATATGAGCCCGGCCTTCGCGGCATTGGCCAGAGATTCTGGTTTGAGCGAAGCCAAGATTCTGGAGCTAGCACGAGCATTCGGTGTTGTTCCAAATGAGCTCAGCGTGTTGGTCGCCGTGGCAGGTAAAGATCAGGCTATCGCAGAGCTGTCGGCTCTTGCGCTACAGGCCGAGCAGCTTGGCGCGGGCACGCACGAGATCAAGATGATCATGAAGGACCAGGATGCGATCAATGCTCTTCGAGCATTGCAAATTCAGGTTCTGGAGGTCAACAGCACCACTGGCGAAGTCAAGATCAATGTAGATCAGTCTCAGATCCTGGCGCTGCAGATTGCTCTGTCTCAGATGCAGAACAACCAGCCGATAACGATTCCGGCACCGAAGGTCGAAGTACCTCAGGTTCCTCCGGCGGTTCCTGCACCGACCACAGAGCAGCCGCCAATTCCAGCTCCTATCGTGGAGGTCCCCCAGACCCCTCCACCGACTACTCCGCCACCGAGTACGATTCCTATTCCAGCCCCTCCGGTGGACAGACCGATTACTCCGGAACCAGCTCCTCCGACCACTCTTCCCACGATCCCGGCTCCCAGGGTTGAAGTTCCGGTTGTTCCGCCAATCCCAGAGGTTGCTCAGCCCGCACCTATTGTTCTTCGTATAGAGGGTGTTGAGGCAGTAACCGGCGGTCTCGGTTCGGTCACCGGCGCGATTCAGGGTGTAGACGGAGCAACGGGCGCGAGTGCGGGGAAGTGGGCCGAGTACGGTGCGGCGATCACGGGCGCGATCAACGGAGCTAGAGCTTCCGTCGACACGGCCATAGCTGGAATTGCAACTGCTCTGGCGGGCGCGGCAGCTGGAGCCAACGCCAGCGGCGCAGCGCTCGGACAGGGCTTCGCAGACGGCATCAGCTCTAAGATTGATGCCGTTCGAGCAGCGGCTCTCGCACTTGCTGAGGCAGCTGCGGCTCCGTTGCCCAGGTCTCCTGCTAAGATCGGTCCGTTCTCCGGTAGTGGATGGACTCCGTTCCGTGGTAGGTCTCTTGCCGAGGGCTTTGCCCAGGGTATCTCCTCGGGTGCGGCAACGGCTCAGGACGCAGCTTTGCTTATGGCCGCAGGGATTAGTGCTGCCCTGGATAGCGTCCGAGGTGCGTTTGGTCAGCCGCAGTCTCTCCTCGGGGAGAACAAGATCCCCGGAGCAGGCGGCAAGCTCTACGTTCGTGACCCAGAGATCACAGACGCTGAGCTGGCGGAAAAGCGCGCGGCCAAGCAGAAGGCGAAGGCAGATTCTGATGCAGAGACCGAAAGGTTTAGGGAATCAGATGAGCGCGAGAAGCGCACGGAATCAGAAGCGAAGGCTTCCGGCAAGGCCGTAGAGTCTGCGGAGGAGTTGGCCGAGAAGTTTGATCTTGTAATCACGAGCAATAAGAGAGATGAGCCGGGAAGCTTCCATCATACCGGTGAGGCTTTTGATTTCTCGGGCAGCCCCGAGAACATGGCCAAGCTCAATGAATACTTGGCCAAGAACGATCCAGGTGCACGGGAGCTTTTCTATGACCCCGGTGTCAGCATTGACGAGGGCCAGAAGATTCCGGGCATCGGTGGACACTCGGATCACGTGCACTATGTGCCTTCCAAGAAGACCGAGAAGGCTTCTGAGGACATTGCTGACAATACTTCTAAGGTCGGCAAGACTCAGTCTGACATCGTAGATGCGATTGTTGCCGAGGGTGTTCGCCGAGGGCTGTCTGATGAAGAGATTGCAGCCGGTGTTTCGACTGGACTAGTTGAGTCCAATCTGCAGAATCTGGACTATGGCGACCGAGACTCTGAAGGGGTGTTCCAGCAACGGCCTTCGCAAGGTTGGGGTACGCCTGGCAATGCTCAGCAAGATATTGAAGACTTCTTCGATGCTTTCGAGAAGACTGATCCGAATCTGACTCCAGCCGAGCGTGCGCAGGCAACTCAGCGGTCTGCCTTCCCAGAGCGCTATCAGCAGGAGATGACCGAGGCCCAGGCTCTTACGGAAGAGTCCTTGAGGCGGCAAGGTCGGGATATCGACTCGGTTCGCTCTTCCTCGGATGAGACCGCTGAGAACACGGACATTCTCTCCAAGAATATCAACACGAGCGATCCTCGGGTTGATGAGTCCGTCAAGCTGTTACAGCGCGGTAATGCAAGTGACGCAGAGGTCATTCGGGCTCTGCAGGATATTGATGACACCATCGCTACGACCTCTGACCGCACCGTGCATGATGATCTGGAATCTCTCCGGGACACCATCATGGACGAGCGGGGGATCAAGGAATTCGATCCATACGAGGGTGCTAGCGAAGATCTGTTCGCAGATGTTCTCAGTGTTGCCCAAGGCATTGTTGGTCTGTTTGATACGATCGAAGGTGGCCTTGACGCAGCGGGCAACGCCGCCGAAATGCTCATCCGGGGTTTCCAGAATACGAAGGACGTCAATACTTTCGTAGACTCCGTGCAGTCTGCGGTCTCCTCGGTGGGCGAAGTCATTTCTACAGTGTCAAGTATCATTTCTACCGTGGCCAGCATCGCTGCTCTGGCTGGCGCAGCAATTCCGGGCGTGGGGCAGATCGCGGCAGTGGCTTCGGCCGTGACCGGTGGCATTGGAAATGTCAATGCTGTAGTGGACCTGGCTCAGCAAGTGTTCAAGATCGTTGGCCGATTCGCCGGTGGCATCTTGTCTGCGGCAGCAGGCGGACCGAATGGACCACTCATGGGCAATGTGCGAGTATTGCTGGACACGAATGACAATACGATCAAGACTTGGAGCGACGATAATCCGGACGATAAGCGAGTTCGTTCGCTGAGCACTGGTGCTCCGATCACCAATCAGAACAATCAGAGCACGACTGGAGTTGGTACACTTCAGGTATTCGGTGGGCCGGGCGACGACCCGAACAAGGTCATGGCTGATGCGATGTTCGCAATTCGTGCCGCACAAATCGGAGCAGGAGCGTACGGATAATGCCAATGCGGACGGGCCAGTTTCAGATCGGGGACTTGGTATTCGGTAGGAATACCTTGTACCCGATCAATGAGCTGAATATGAACGGATACGACGTCACGGCAGGAGACTACCAGGTAGCTTCGGCAGACGAGATCCGAATGACGAGAGACTTCTTCGCACCGACGTCTATCTCGTTCACGCTGGCTGTGTTGGACAATTTTATCTTGCCGGTGTTCGGAAACTACCCCGGAGTAGTAGCTGTCGAGGATGGCAAACTCGCACTTGACAACTTTATCCGAGAGTGGCGCGCTGATGAAGTGCGCAAGGTATGGGGTGCTACCAAACCGCTCAAAAGCCGCTCAGACAACGGCAAGACCACTCTAATATACGGTAGGCCGCGCAAGTTGGCTGTTGGCAAAGCCAGCCGCAAATCAGAATTTGCAGTGGTCGTAGCCGAGTATCAGCGGGTTGATACGCTTGCTTACTCGGACGATGAATATTTCGTCAGCATTGCGCCGGGTGGTGGTGGAACAAATATCGCTCGTCTAGACGGTCAGGCTCCGGCGTGGCTTCGGTTCCTCATCACTGGCCCGGCAAACGATCCTCTGATCAGTTTTGGAAGTCAATTCCAAGTTCAGATCGACTACAATATTCCAGCGGGCAAGGTGGTGGAGGTAAATGCCTATCCCTGGACGCGGCGTGTTATACTGGCCCCGGACAATCTGAATCTTTCTCCATTGATGATCCCTCCTTCTCCGTACCTGAGCGAGATGAAGTTCCTTGCTGGAACCGATCACACGGTCTCGTGGACGGCAGGTAGCACTACTGGAGCCTCGAATCTGTCCGTACTCTGGCGAGAAGCCTATCTCTACTGGTGAGCCCCGGGAGGCCTTGTGAGATATATCGTAGAGCAGGCAGTGACAGGAGTTCTTCAGTCTCGAGACCTGCAAGTTATCAATCCGAAGATCGTTATCAACCTGTCGGGTGCCGCAGTTATCGAGTTCGAGGTGCCGTATGATACCTCCGCGGACGTTCTTTCGCTCGGCATCGACTTCAAGGCATACGGGCAGTACATCTACTGCGAAGAAGATACGGTAGCTGGCGCGAAACAAATTGTTGCGTTCGGGATCACGCAGCCGTGTACGGTAGACGAAGAGACCGGGAATATGAAGGTCCAGGCGGTTGGACCTTCCGGATATCTCAAGGGCCTGCCTTGGCTGGACAACTATAATCCAATTGCTGTTGATCCATTCGAGGTAGCTGCACGGATCTGGAACAAGGTGCAGACGGCGACGAATGGCAATATCGGAATCACTCTCGAACCAGCAAGCTCAGGAACGCTTCTCCTTCCTGGTTTTGGATTTGACGGGACTGAACTGGTCATCGAGTTCTTCGCTTATTTTGTTCGTGCCGCCGATTTTAGAGATTGCGGCGACGAGTTCAACAAGCTGGCAAGAGATATTCCGTTTGACTATCTAGAGAATGCAGCTTGGAATGGCGGTTATACGGCCATCAATAAGAAGATCACAATGGATTATCCACGACGAGGTCTTCAGCGTACAGATCTGGCTTTCCGTTTCGGTGAGAATGTTCTGGCCGGTAGTCCCGCCACCGAGTCGGAGATTAAATGGGTCTCGGATGTGATCGTGCGCGGCTGGTTTCCGGGCAGGGTCTACTCTTCCACCTTGAGCAATGCCGACCCCACCAGATTTCGGCGGGTCATCAAAGAAGAGGACGCCAAACTTAACTCGAAGGAACGTGCTGAAGTTTGGGCGAAGCGCAAGCTAGCTCGTAGACAGATCCCGAACTATTGGTCCAGCATAACTATCGACATGGATCATCCTAGCGCCAAGTTTGGAACATGGGAGCTCGGAGACGACATCTACGTCGAGGGTCCAATGGCATGGGTGGGAGACGTGAAAGCCTGGCACAAGGTCCTTTCCGCCACCATTGAGCCGGACAAGCGGCACGTTACGCTTGGGCTCATGCACGCCGGTGCGTTCAACTACGATCCGATTGATTTCCCGGAGTAGGAGACGTTATGGGCTGGGGCGATTACGAAAGCACGACCGTACGAGCACTACGATCTATCGATAGCGCGAAGTACAACAAAGAGTTCACACAGAACATGCAGTCGCTGAACTACGCGACGGACTTCATGGCTGACTACATGATCGTCATGCAGAAAGGCATCGACGACGCCAACAAGGACATCATCCAGAAGATCCAGGACTTCATCGAAGACCTGATCATCATCTTCGGTGGCGGAGACTACGGCGATTCTGGGTTTGAATGGGGAGACCTGGGATACATCATTCAGGCAATTGGTGCGCTGTTCGGCTTCGGTACTAGTGGCCCCGTTGATCTGTTTGAGTCTGCCGCTCATTTCCTTGGTAACTTTCTGGAACCTCTCGGTCTCTTCGGAGACATAATCAACGGATTCATTAAATCCATCTTTGAATTCTTCGCGGGCTTGCTGAGCAATGTTCCGATCGTTGGAACTGTCCTTGAAGAGATCGTGACCAATGTTGCCGATGGCATCAATGACACGACTAGCACGGCCAACACTGCGCAGAGCACGGCCACGACAGCAAATTCAGCGGCAAATGCCGCTGTGGTTACGGCAAATGCCGCCAGCAGTACGGCAAGTGCCGCCCAGACGTCTGCGAGTAACGCGGCCAGCGTGGCAGCGGCAGCTCAAGAGACTGCGGATATCGCATATGAGAATGCTCAGTATAATAAAGATGAGTTCGCTGTCTCATCGGCCGGTGTTGTACTTGGCAAGAACGAGGAGACCCTCGGCATCCTGATGACGACTCCGGCCGATCGTATCCGGAAGATAACCCGAGTAATCTATTCCTTCGGCAGCAACACCAGCACGGCTACGATTCAGCTCATCCGTAAAACCGTGGGCGGTACCGAGAGCGTGGTTTTGACGACAAACATTTCTTCGGGGGCTATCGTGTATCCGGACAACACGATTGATTACGAGACCACGGATCTTGACCATTACATGTGTAACGTTACGACTCTCGCTGGGACTGCGAACACTCTGCATTGCTGCATCGAGTCTGTAATTCTGGAGGCTCCGTAATGTATCTTCTAAAGAGAGGGCGAGCTCTTTCCAAGCAAGGTTGGAAGCCGGATCTGAGCGTCAATCAGAATCCGCCCCTCCAACCCTGGCGCCCGTGGGGCGACATGACCAATGCCGATATTACCGGTGGTAAGCTCATCATTCGTGACAGCGGTAGCTTCTGGGGACTGGGGCCTCGAGGAGGATGGGGCTCTGAGTATTTCCCTCTGACGGGCAATTGGGGCCTGGAGTGGTCCATGAACATGAACTCCATCGGCATTCTGGGCGGTAGAACATTCAGTATTTATCTAGGAAAAAACTGGGTCTACGGTGGCGATCCAACAGCCGTTAAGTATCAAGTTCTGTTTCGGTGGGAGCATTACACGACAGAAGACTCAGAAGGAGAGACTGAAGACCACTATGCGGCTAGTCTGTTCCTAGACGACAAAGACTCTGTTATTGACTCACCGCGCAAAGCCACCTATGACATGGGAAGCCTTTCCAATCTCATGAATCCGCACACTTGGCGGATCAAGTGCGTCAATGACAATACTCTGATTCTTTGGATGGACGGCATAGTACGCTGGGTGTATACAATCCCGGCAAGCCTGGAAGGAGGGGGTTTCCTTCGCGGCCCCGGTCTTCGGGCACAGGCCATGCGCGCTTCTTTCTGCGAGGCCGAGATAGAGAACTGGTATATATATGACTACGTTCTGCCCCCTCCAACCTGGGATTCGGATCTGTTCTATGACAATTTCAACCGATCCGATGGCGCACCCGCCAATGGATGGACCACGGTTGGTTCGAACGTCACTATTACCAGCAACTCGCTAGGTATCTCAACCGGATTCCTGAGTGACGGTAGCCGGGGTGCCTGGCGGAATGCCAGTCCGGCTACCAGTGGAGACATGCGGCTTTCTGTCACGGTGGGCGGCACTCATGGAGTGTCCAGTGCTCAGGCTTCCTCCGTTATTGGAAGAATGAATGCGGCTGGAAACTTGGGCATTGCCCTGAACATCTTCAGCAATAAGCTTTACATTGCAAAGTTCTCCGGCTCATTGAGTAGCCCTACGTTCGTGGATTACGGTACGGATAATGTCACGATCAGCAACGGTGATGTCTTGGATTTTTGCTTCAACGATGACGAGTGCTGGGTGGAACGTGGTGGTGTAACTCTTCTTTATGCTGACGGAATCAATGCTCATTCCCCGGCTACCAACTGGTACTATGGATTGCGATTCAGTCGTGGAGCTTTCGTTAACTCCAACTCGTTCAATGATTTCCGACTGAAAGTGAAGGTGTAAAATGGTAGCACTTCGAAGCCCCCTACTGGACCTGGACCTGGATCCTCAGGCTGCTTTGTATGTCGCTCATTTGGAGCGTCAGCTTCTGGCGTACCAAATCAACGACGTGAAGTATCGAGCTCTTCTGGAGATGCTGACCGGAGAAGCCTGGGACGATCTGGCTCTGGATCTCGAGAATAAGGAACTGAAGGATATCGCCGTGGCTCTGGCGGAGAAGAAGCTAGGAGTTGCCAATATGGAAGCCCGAAAGATCGTTCGGATGCGTCAGGATCAGGCTAACTCCGCGGAGGACGGAACAAACAAAGCAGTTGCTAAGTAGCCGGTTCGGATAGGGTACACTAAGGGATGAGGAGGCGAGATGGAGAACAAGTTTTGGCCCCTTGCTAAGGGGTCATTCACAATCTCGTCTGGATTCGGTCCACGAGATGGTGGCTTTCATTATGGAATGGACTTCGCGGCCAAGAGGCGTGTACCGATCTATGCTCCGGTTGATGGCTTTGTCGTTGAAGGTCTTGAGCGGGAGAATGTTCAGGGATTTGGCAAGTGGGTTTGGCTGGACTGCCAGGAGACTTGGGGGATAGACTTTATCGTGGGGCACTGCGACCCCATGGTTCGCAAGAATGAGATTGTTCATGCTGGAGGCCTCATTGGATACGTCAACAGCCATGGGCAGTCTACTGGACCACATGCTCATTGCGAGGTATGGACCAGGCCGGGACGCATTGGAGGAAAGGCTGTTGATCCGGCTCAGTGGCTGAAGGATGCGAAGTATGTCGGGGAGATTATGGAACCGACGAAAGGCGGTAGTATGAGCAATCCGATCACTAGAACCATGCTAAGCCCCAATTGCCATTCGGGTGGCAGGGGCGTTGACTGGATCGGTATTCATACGCAGGAAGGCGGGCGCAAAGCAGTAGACCTCGCGACCTACTGTGGCAATCCGGCTCCTGGAGGAGATCCGAACAGAGCAGTCTCGTACAACGGAGTCGTAGATGATGTAGAGTCTATCCTGGTTGTTCCATGGGACATGAATCCATGGTCTGCGTCCAATGCGAATAGCCGTGCAGATCACATCTGTGCGGCCGGAAGCTATGCCGGTTGGTCTCGGGGGAAATGGCTAGAGACTGATGCTAGTGATGGAAAGAACGAAGACCTCGAACTCACCAAGCTAGCCCAGCTTACCGCGTGGCGATGCCAGGTTCGAGGTATCCCTCCAGAGTATGTAGGGAATTATGGAAAAGGTCCATTTCCGCCAAGCAAGCCGGGTATCTGCGGTCATATGGACTTCGGCCCGTGGGGAGGTGGCCACCACGATCCAGGGGTAAACTTCCCTTGGGATGAATTCATTCGCCGAGTAAAGGCATTCTATAATGGAGGCACAATGGGGTTCCTTGACGAAACATTCAAGAACTTTCAGAACAACAATGTGACGATTCGCACCGTCTTGTTCTTCGTGGATCAGAAGATCGAGGCCATACGGGCTCAGGTCGTTGACGGATGGGCACAGCTCGGCACCAATGCCGAGGGTAAGCCACTGACCCTGATTGATAGTCAGGCTATTCAGAACAGCAAGCTGGACCAGATCATTGAGCTGGAGAAGAAGATTCTGGACCTTGGCCAGAAGACCTACGAACTTATCCTGGCAGAGAAATCATGATTTCTATGAATGATCCACTCTGGGCGGTCAAGGAGCTGATCGCAAGACAGTCTTGGTACAAGCGGTTTTCCAACACCGTCACGGCTGGTGTGGGTTCTATCGTTGGCCTCCTGTGGCTTGCCGCGTCGTTCGGAATGGATGTTCCGGACGACGTGTCGAAATGGGTTTTCGCCATCATCGGCGTGCTCACAGTGCTCGGCATTCTCAAGACCCCCAATGGGATGACTGAAACACAGCTCAGGGAGATCGAAGAGATCAGCACTGGTCGGCATCGCAAGCCCTGATCGGTCTATATAGGATGTGACGTGTTCCGTTGGATAGCTCAAAACCCACCGGCTGGTACGGGAGACATCTTTCTCCAGTACGGCGCGATTGGGGCTATCTTGCTTGTTTCAATTTGGGCTATCTACTATCTGTATCGTAGACAAGAGCGGCAACACGATACGGAACGGGAACAATGGCGACTAATGTTTCAGGAGGAGAGGCAGCGTGGCGACCGTCTCGAGAATCGTCTCCTTGGGCTTCACGAGGAGATTGGCGACAAGTTCGCTGGAGCTCTGGCGGAGTCCACAGCCTCAATGCGAGAATGGTCTGATACAATGAAAAATCGAGGCGATCGATGATGGTCGATGCGGAGCGCAGTTCTGGGGCTGGCTCGGGCGCGGCTCGTAGAGATCTAGATGAGATTATGAGAGAATCCAGAGCTCTCTTGGCTCAGCTGACGGCTGGCTTTGACGAGCTGGAGAAGGTGGTCGTAGAGACGCGAGAGGATGCCCGCCGGGAACGCGGCTCTAGTAGATGGGGTCGGTAATGGCGCTATGGCTTTTTGGATCTCGCCGACGTGAGGCAGAGGCTGCCGAAGACAAAAAGTATCACGAGATGCAAAATAAGATTGATGATTTGCGAGCCATGGTGGCGCTACTCGAGGCAAACTTCAAAGAGATTGAGATGAACCGTCGTAAGAAGGACGCGATATGAGTCCAGAAGACAAATTGCCAGATGCAATTGCTGCCGTTCACGAACTAAATGAATCGGTAGTAGACCTTGCCGATGTTGTTAAGAAAGATCGCGAGTCTTCTAAGACACGAGACATGTGGCTGGCTGTCAGCGTGGCTTTGGACGTCATTCTTTCTTTCGTTATTGTTTTTGGTGGATATCTCATTGATCGTAGTCAAGATGAGATTTCCGCTATTCAGGAGGCTCAAAAGGCAGAGACAGAGCTCAACAGATCCAATCAATGCGCTCTAACGAATATGCTACTGCGTTTTGAAAATACTTCTACTACCAGTCCAACGGTTGCTCCTGAAGAGAAGCAGCGCCGCATAGAAGCCTATGCAGATCTTCACAAGATTCACGCTGATCTGAAGTGCGAGAGCCAGTAGAGTTCAATCCCCCTCTAAGAATCAGTGTGCTCTTGCAGGGCTATGCGCTCTGGGTTCATTCCCTCCCTCTATTAAGAACCCCCTTCATTTTTCATGTGAGGGGGTTCGTTCGTATGCGCTGGGTTCAATCCCTCCCTATAAGAACCCCCTTCAATTTCGGCGCGCTCACGTGCGGGGTTCATTCCCTCCCTATAAAAGAACCCCCTTCAAAGATCAAGATCTGCTCGCGCGCAGGGCTGCGTGTTAAAACCTTTCGTATTGCTGCGCGTTTGCTTTGCGTGCGCGCACTGCTCTCCGCGCTCGTGTGCGCCGGTTCCCCTATACCTTTGCGGGGCGGGTGCAAAGGGCCAAAAACGGCCCCTACCTGGTACTTTAGGCAAAATCCGCTGTTGTGGGTAATGTTTTGGGCAGCACCACAACCCAACACCAACCACCCACCACGGCAAGGCAGGCAACCACATGGCACACAACAGCACGGCCCGCCGCAAGGTAGTGGCCACCGCCCGACAAGGCGGTGCGGCCCGCAAGGGCAACCGCTACACCATGGGCACCGGCGTAAGTCAGGCAACGCAAGCCCTCTGGGCCACGCCTAGCTCCTACGAAACCGTGGGCAACCCGTTTGGCCCGGTGCGGCCCAGTAAGCGCACCATGGACGACTTGGCGAACAAGGCCATAGCTGGGCTGGGCTCTGCCCAAACCAAGGGCGCAAAATGGGGGCGGGTCTGTCCCGGCTGCGGCTTGCAGCGTAGCCGCACCAACCTGTGTGGTTGCAACTCCTAGCACGCCGGTAGCGTGTGGGGCACCCCGCAAGGGGTTCCCTGCACGGTGCTTACGCGCCAACGTACACGGTCCAATCTGGGCCACACCCTTGCCCCTCCGGGGCAACTCCGCCACAGTTAGGGTACAATCATGACTATCGTACATCTGGAGTTCCGTGATGAGGAGCTTCATTTCGACATCCCCGGCACTCCCGCCCCGGCCGAGGCGAACTACGGCCATCACTGGCAGGGGGTTCTTCCCGAATCGGAATTGCCGTGCGAAAATCTCCACTGCGATAAAAATACGGCTTGGGCGCGCTGGACGGTGGCGCATCCCAACGTTACCGACGTACAGTTCCTGTGCCCGGAACATGCCTATGGAGTTGCCAAGGCAACCCCTTCTCTCCGCGCGGTGCTCTGCGCCCGAGATCCCCACAGCGAGTTTGAGGCTGTTCTGTGGGAGCAGGATGTCCAGGCCGACTTCCCCATTTACTAGGAGAATACAATTATGATAATCAAGCATTTCAAATCTCATGTTGATGGAACCGACACAACGCAGCAGATCATTGCCGACACGGCATTGCGCCTGCTGCTGGGTGCGCTTGAAGAAGGCGACTACAACGGCGTGTTTCACAATCCGGAAGACGACACCTACTTCGTAGAGCTGGTCTCGCAAGAGGACACCACGGTTCTGACGTTCCAATTTGACCAGTAAGAAAATCTCTTGGCCATCTCCGATGGGTATGGTACAGTTCAATCTGTACCGGGCGGCACCGGTACACGACGAAAGGAAAGGCAATGACCACTTCTGAGAAGCCCAACGTGGATCTCGAGCTCGAGCGGATGCTCTCGGGTGAGATCGTGGACGAGAGCGACAAGGATTGGACGTATCTCCTGAACAAGGAGCCGCAGTCCAACCACCAGCTCTTCGCCAAGATCATGCGCGAGAAGCTGGGTAGCGAGGCCGTGGACAACGCGACCCCGGAGCAGATGATCTACTGGCTCCTGGCGATGCACCGCTGGATGCAGAAGACCCAGGCCAACCGCGACCGCGCCGAGTTCCACGGGCGCACGGTGGGCTCGGTCCTGAAGGGCTCCGCCACCTTGGCGGAACGGCTCGGAGAGCGCAATGAGTCTGAGCTGCTCGTGACCCCGGTTCCGCTGGCTGTGGGCGAAGCCCCCAAGCCGAAGCGCCCGGTCCGGAAGCCGCGTCAGCGCAAGTCCGCTCCGAAGATGGACGTGGACGTTGTTGCTGAGGAGCTCAACGCCAAGGCGGAGCAACCCGAAGAGCTGGCCACCGCGTGAAGGGAAGCCTGCCGGGGCTTCAGGTGAGAACCTGGGGTCTCGGGAGGAAGTTCCTTCCGGGAAGGAGAGTCGTGATAGTTGTACGTTTGCCGGAATATCCCCGAGAAGAGCGTCGAACCGTAAAGACTGGTCAAGGAGACGTCTATGTGGATTCTCGGCACATTCACACTGACGAGAAGGCTCGATGGAGCTGGTTCTTGGATCTTGGCACTGGCGATGTCTCTGTGAATACAGATCTTCACGGTGGCTACGACAATTACGAACAACTCCGGAGGGAGTTCCCATTCCCGGAGGACTCGTACCTCCCTTAGACCCCCTGTGGTGGAGGGTGAAACTCCTCCCCGGCTGATCTTGGCGATTAGGTCGGGGAGGGGCTTGAACCTCTACCTGGGTAGGACAAAGTTGTCCCTTCGGCGAACAGCGTAGTTCGTTACCCTCACTAATCATTACTACGAAAAGGCGACCATGAATAATTCTTACGAGTTGCAGCAGTTGCAGCAGCGGTCTCTTGTTCGCAGTGCGTTGCGAGCATGGCTTCCGGCGATCAAGGCGGACTCCAATCCCAGGCTGATCAATGCCACCCTGACCGGAGACGTTCTCTGGAACGACGAACATATGCACATATGGATCGGGATTCACCTGGAATGGTTCGGCTCAGCCGAGGTTATGCAGGCCATCGTAAACGATGGAGAGATCGTCTCGGCCTCTTCTCAAACCTGCGAAGGCGAATTCGAGGAGTACGTATTCATGCGCGTCTTCGAGGACCTGGCGGAATTTGATCAGATGTCCAAATCTACGGATCCCGCCGCGATGTACGGGCTTCGCCAAGCGGATGGCCTAGAAGGCATCCACGAATACTACAAGGAGAACTCATGAATCCCCTGGTCAATCTAGCCCAGAAGGAGACAAAAAGCAGGTTCTGGAAGTATCCAGTGGCTCTGGCGGCAGGATTCCTCATTGGATCCTTGCTCCTGATTATATTCTACAACGTATCTGTATTGATCATTCTATAGAAAGGTTCTAGTAGTGTCTCTTAAATTGAAGATGGACGTGGACGTCCCGGAGAACCTCCTGAGCGAGATCTTAGTGACCGCCTTCGACGGAGAAGACGCTGGATGCTTGTACTGGGCAGAAGTCAGGGATTACGAGGATGGAGTCAGGGACTGGCTCATCACGGAATTCGGCAGCGACAACTGGCTCTCGGTTCAGATCGGTGATGTGGAGGATGACTCCAAGGGTCCGTGGATTGTAGACCACAGCGTTATAGTCAGAGGGATGCAGGAGATACTGCTTAGAGACTACAGGGGGAGTCAAGCCCTTCTCAAGCTCCAGGGCTACATCCGGGAAGCCGTTATCGAAGATGACGGAAGCCATCTGGACGCGATCGCCGTGGACACCATCATTCAGATCGGACTCTTCGGAGAAGAGGTGTACGCATGAACTACTCTCATTGCCCGACTTGTGGTGCGCGTCTAATCGATTACGGCGGCGCATGGTGGCATGTGACATCGTTCGCCATGGATCAACCTGCGTTGTCGCACGGATGCGTATCCCTGATTGCGATGGATGAGGCGGGCGCATGACCGGCGAAGATGAACACCTGGAAGCCATGTACGAAGATGCTAACGGGAATCTGCACGGCATCGGCTCGCCCGAATGGGAGGACGACGAGGACGAGAATCTGGAATACGATGCGGATGAAACTTATGCCATGGAGCAAGTTTTGTATCCACACCACGATCCCGAGGAGGAGGAATAATGAATACTTTCCATCATGACAATGTTGTGATCCACCACAATGGTGACTACAGCCATGAGGCTCGAGTTATTGTGCATAAAGAGAATTTGAAGGAAGAAATTCTTGTTCCTTGGGAGGCTCTGATGGCATTTTCCAAGGAAGCTACCGCCAGAACAATTGTCCAAATGATCGAAGACAAGTTCATCTAAGGAGAAAAATGAAGAAGTTCATTGCGGCTAGCCTGATTGCTGCTGCTGCAAGCCTCGGTCTTGCGGGCACCGCTCAAGCAGGTACGCCCGAGCAAAACAACGCGGCGATGAGTGAGTTCAGCTCGACCGTAGGGGTCGCCACAACTACCGGAGGATTGGTCGGGACGGGAGTCGGATTCGTGGTGGGCTGTGCCGTCTTCGGCCTGGTCACCAGCCCGACGGTGGTTCTCGTTCCGGTCGCCTGCCTTACCGGAGGAGCTGCCCTCGCCGCTGCTGGCGGAGTCATCGGCACTTTGATCGTGGGCGGACCGACCGCTGTAGTTAAGGGCGTTCAGATGGTTCAGGTTCTCCTGACACCTGCTCTGTAGCTAGCCATTGTCCGCGATGGGCGGGTATGGTACAGTGATCAAGCGGCCCAGGCGAAAGGCGAAATTGTGCCCAGTATCACGTGTGGCAATTGCCGTGGAACCCACTCGTCCGTCGCGGACGTGAGATGGTGCCACAAGAACTGGATTTCTAAGGAAGAGGTCGACAAGGCCGCCACGTTCACGCAGAAACAGCTTCCGGGAGGACACTACGCTCTCCTCGATGACGAGGGAACGTGGAAGTTCTACCGGGTCTCGTGGGGCAAAGAAGGCGGACGATGGGAAGGCCGTGCCTTTCTGGAGGTGCAGGCCAGCGACGATCTGCACAAGGTTCGAAACCCCCACACACGCAACTCGATCTTCGCAAGGATCGCCGAAGACCCCAAGGAGGCGGCACTCCAGTACGGTCATCAGATCGGTCGGTGCTCGGTGTGTAACCGAACGCTGACCAACGAGAATAGCATCGCAGCGGGCATCGGCCCGAAATGCGCAGGAGACAGAGGATGGTAATGAAAAAGGCAATCGTAACGGCCCTCATCGCGCTGGCTGGCGGAGGAGTGCTGGTCGGGTGTTCGTCCGACGCGGACGTCGCGAACGAGAACATCAAGAAGCAGGCCGAGAACTTCGAGATCGCCCGTCGGGTGGTGGCGGTGAACACGATCACCGGCGAATACATCTTGGAAGTGAAGGGTCTGTGCTCGCTGGAGTGGCCGGAGCGTCGTGCAGACATCATCTGCAGACTGTCCTCGGGACAGTTCATCAAGCACACGGTACACCTCAGCGACAATGTTACGGTGTTCTCCGAGCAGACCAATGGCACGTCCGTCTCCACGGACCGATACGAGGTGAACTTCAAGCCTCAGTCCCTCGTGCCCAACTTCGAGAAGCGCTGATGCACAGCGCGACTTGCCAGAAGTGCAAGTCTGAGATCTTCATCCACCGATGGGCGGTCAAAGCGACAACCCAGATGGGGAAGGTCAAAGGCAAGGAGATCAAGACCCCTGTCTGGAGGCATCGAATCCAGACTGCGCCAGGTGCTCTGTGTGGAGACGGCACCGACATGACGCTCACCGCGACTCCACCGCCGGGAAAGGAATACAAGGAATGACGCTGGATGGGGACGCCAAGCGCAATGAAGTGAACTGGGCGCGAAATCACGCCCTGGCTTGGGCGGAAAAGAATGGCCTTGAAGACGACGAGGCCGATGGCTTCGCCGAGTACTTCAAAGACGGGTGGCTTTCCCATCTGGAGAAGAATGCGGACCAGGTGGACCGCGATCTTCGCACGGTGTACAACACGTATCGAAAGGAAAAGGCCAGTGGTGGCTGACGAACGCTTCGAGAGGAAGCTCAAGCAGGTTGAAGACCTGCTGCGGCTTGCTTCCGACGAGAACACCACAATTCACGAACGAGAGCTGGCTCAGATTCGCGCTGAAGCGATTATGTTCCAGAATCGCATCGACCGAGCCATGCTCTACAAGAACAATCCGGGCACCGACAAGCGCGAGGTCCTTACCCGAGAGTACGACGCGGCAGCCGCCGAGGAGTTCATCGGGGTGGCCAATCACATGCGAGCCAACATCTTCATTCACATGGGCTGCATGGCTCACGACCGCTGGCGGAAACTGACGGTTGTGGGATACGAGGAAGACATCCTGATGGCAGAAATGCTGTGGGCTCAGGTCTTCTTGCACTTCACCCGCACGGTGTTCCCTCGCTGGGAGAACCACAAGAGCTTCGACGCCAACGTCTTCGACCTGAAGTCGGCCGGTTACTCCTGGCCGTATGTGAGAGAAGAGGGGCTGAAGCGAGACGCGGGTGACCAGACGGGCAAGCTGACCGCGAAGAATGCGGGCAGCAAGCTCCGGACCGCCTACAAGCGAGAGGCTACCCGCCGAGGGGAGAAGGTCGGCACGCAGCCGATCAACTTCAAGAAGTGGCGAACCTCATTCGCAGATGCCTACGCTTCCCGGCTGGGGCAGCGTCTCCGCCAGATGAAGACGGCGAACGAGGCCGAGGCTGGCGAAGCCGGAGTGCTGGCACTAGTGTCCGAGCAGGATCGCATCAAGCAGCAATTCTACGCGCTGTTCCCCGAGCTGAATCCAGAGGTGCGCAAGCGTCGAAATGACGAAGCTGCGGCAGCCGAAGAAGCTCGATGGAATGCCCTGACTCCGGAACAGCAGCAGGCAGAGCTCCGCAGGCGGCAGAAGGAAGACGAGAAGTGGGTTCGGCAGAACTCCAAGCGGAGCCCCTACTACGACGACGGTGGATGGTCTGCCGGAGTTCGGGCCGCTGACAAGGCGGACCTCGGACAGGACAAAATCGGAGCAAGCTCCGGGAAGGAATTGCAGTGAACAAAGAGGGATTCCCTTTCGCTCTCCTCTTCATCGCGATCATCGGTACGATCTTCGCCACCGTGCTCGGGATGATCGCAGCCGGACTCGCGGTTCTCAGCGGGGAGAACTGGGTTCCCTGGACCGTCGGTACCGGGCTCATCGCCTGGGCGATCGGGGCTGGGCTGGCGATCTGGGTCATCATCGAAGACAAGGCCAGTAGGTAATCATGAATGATTCTGAGAAGGTGAATATCTTCTATGTTTCCGCCAGTAGCCAGAAGGGCTTCACGATGGACCCTTCTCAGGCGATCGTAGACCTCACGGGTGCCCCGGTGATCGCTCCGGGGCATGTGAAGAACATCCTGGCGAAGCAGGATCGCATCTATCAACGCTCGCTGGACGTACAGCGGACGGCTGTGAAGCGTATCTGGAATGTTCTCCTGGACGAGATGGAGAGATATTTCGAACTGCAAGAAAAGTTTGACCTGGAATTCATAACGGTCAAGGAGGGATCCTGTCCCTCCGAAAGAGCCTTCAGGGAATCCTGGGGATGCATGGCTGGCCTCATTCAGGCCATTGCCATTCTGGAATACGGACACGACTACAAGCAAGATCCCAAGATCACTCTGGACAAGGTGGCCCAGATGGCTCGGGTACGATACGATCAGGAGTCAGAATAATGGATTTGCTCAGTACTGAAGAGGCTCGCGCAGAAGGAGCCGCAGTCCTCAAGGACGCGCAGAAGCATGTCGATGGCCTCATGCAGGTTCTGCGGACTCACACCGAGCAGAACAACAGTGACGTCGAGAAGTTGGCGCACTTCCTCACCGCGCAGATCATCATCGGGGCTTGCCCCGATACGATCGCGATGGCAACCAATCTGTTCGCGGCGATGCTGAAGCTGCGGGACGCTGAGAAGGAGCTCGCCGAGCTCAAGAACGGAGAGAACAAGTGAACAACGAGGAAAAGCTCGAAGCCATCTCGGGCGCTGTCGCCGACGAGAAGATCAAGGCAGCGATGGAGGATGCCCGTCAGGAGTTCGAAGATCTCATGGTCGAGGTGAAGGACGACAATGGCGGCACCTTGTCGGACGAACACCAGTTCATGCTCTGGGGTCTCGCGGCTGCGATGGGCGAAGCCTGCTACGCGGAGTTCAAGGCCCGGAGCGCGCTGTTCATGGCCATCCTCCGTGTCCGTGACCTGGAGAAGGAGCTGGCCGAGCTCAAGGCCAAGGCATGAGCGCTGTTCAAAAAGCGGGAGACTTCATTCAGCTTCTCAAGGCCAACGGCTGGACTGGGAAGCTGGATCTCGACGAAAAGAACGACTGGGCGAAGATATTCGCCAGGCGCGATCAGGAACGGTTGGAGATCGGCTGGTGTGACAACCAGCTGATCGGCCCGCCCAGATACGAGTTCGGCGGCACCGTCGCGAATCTTCACAGCGCGGCGGTAGCCCGGCAGCACGTACGGGCGAGCAAGCCGGACATGGCCATGTACCTCAAGCGCAAGCGGCGCAAAGTGCGGGCGGTACAACGTGCCACGCAAAACAACTCAAGCAGTGCCGAAGTGGAGTTCGACACAACGCAACATGAACTTCCATTCGACATTGACGAATCCACCGACAAGGAAATTCTACGCGCCATTCGTGGCGCAACCGTAATTTGGAAGAACCGCCTCACCGGAATGCCGGAGAGTGAGTACGTCCCTCGAGAGATGAATCGCGACCTGGAGAACACGTTCTACGTGGCGGAGAGCTCTACGGGACGGGCGTACATCAGCTTCATGACGAGTGGTGGCGTGTTCCGTGCGGTTGCGCTCGAGCAAATACTACAGGTAAGGTAACAGCATGAATCATGAGGACTTGGTTCTTGTCGTAAACTGCATCTTCTGGTCCATCTTCGTGATCTGTGCCGTGATCGGATGGATCTTCTGGTTGCGGCGGTTCAAGTGATCCCGGATTGGATTCTCTGGTGGCTCTGGGAACACATGCCGCGAGGTGGTCGACCTGGATGACGATCTACTGCCATAGCTCTGTTCAATTTCCCGGAGAAAAACACAGATGCACTTGTACATGGTCCGGCTGTGACGGAGGATTTCACATGTGCTACTGTGGCAATCACTGGAATACATACCGAAAGGAGGTGAGGAATGGCCAAGAAGATACGGGTAGAAAAGTACCGGAATGAGATCCGGGTGTACTGCCCATGGAGCGAGAACGGCCCGCGTGCGTGCAAGTCGGTGCACGGGGCATCCTGGAATCCGAAAGAGAAGTGCTGGACCTATCCGCTGTTGTGGCAGATCTGTCTGGAGATCCGATCCAAGATTGCTACGCCACTCGGCATGGATCTGGAGATCGGGGAGGAGATGAGTGAATGGGCGCATGCCGAAAAGGCTCGTCAGGCCACCATCCCCGACGTATTAGGTTTGGAGGCTGTGACACTGGACCGCCTCCCGACTTTGAATCCGGTACTTTTTGGTGCAGCATCGAGTCGGCCCTTCCAGACTGTTGGGATCAAGTTCGGAGCGATGAACCGAGAGGTTCTGCTGGCGGATGACCCCGGTCTCGGAAAGACCATGCAAACCATCGGGATGTTTCAAGAGGCGAACGTGACCGGCCCGATCCTGGTGGTGGCTCCCAAGGCTGCGGCCATGATCACCTGGCCGAACGAGATCCGGAGATGGACGGATAACGAAGAGGTATTCGTCTTCAGCGCGGACATTCCGGTTGGCAGGCGCAATGACCGGATTCGTACGATCTTCGAGAAGGCGTGGATACATCAGGACCGTAGATTCTGGGTGATCATCAATCCGTACTGGTTGCGGGCGGATGTGAAGCTGAACGACTACGGCAAGTATGAGAGGGATGACAAGGGATACAAGATCATCACCAGCAAGCTCCCCTCGATTTTTGAGAAGCCCTGGGCTGGCGTCGTAGTAGATGAGTCCCATACTACTCTCGCGGGCAGCACTGGCAATGCGAAGAAGTGGTCGCAACAGCGTCGAGGTCTTGGAGCGGTAGTTTTGAAGCCGAACGGGATTCGGGTGGCTATCTCTGGAACTCCATTCCGGGGCAAGCCAGAGAATCTGTTCGGAACCCTGCAATGGCTGCGACCGGATCTCTACACTTCCTACTGGAAGTGGATCGGTCGGCATTTCCAGACCGAGAGCGATGGTTATACGCAAGTCATCACCGGCGGCATCATCAGCGAGAAGGCTTTCTACGACGAGGCTGCCACCGTGATGATTCGCCGCACGAAGGATCAAGTTGCCCCGGATCTTCCGCCAAAGATGTACGGCGGAGAGCCCCTGGACAAGGAGAATCCGGACAGCGTGGTGGGTGTGTGGCTGCCCATGGAGAAGAAGCAGGCCACTCAGTACGCAGCCATGGCGAAGGCTGCCGAGGCAGAGATCGAAGGCGGGCGTCTGGAAGCCATCGGCATCCTGGCGGAGATGACCCGCCTGAAGCAGTTCTCCAACTCTGCTATGTCTGTGGAGTTTGACAAGAAAGGCGAACCCAAGTACAAGCCGATACTTCCCAGTAACAAGGTGGAATGGATCGAGGAGTTTCTCTCTGAACGAGATCTGGTGGGTCGAGGGGCCAAGGGAACGAGCAAGCTGATCATCGCGAGTCAGTTTACTGGCTTTCTCAATATGCTCGGTGGTCACCTGGACAGCATAGGAGTGGAATACTACAAGCTTACGGGTGAGACAAACGACAAGGAGCGAGTTCGCATTGCGGACGAGTTCCAGAATAATCCGGATAGCGCCAAGGTGTTCGTCCTGAACACCCGCGCTGGCGGTGTCTCGCTTACGCTGGACGCGGCTGATGACGTGATCATCTGCGATGAGACGTGGATCCCGGACGATCAGTTGCAGGTAGAGGATCGCGCGCACCGATTGTCTCGCATAGATCACAACGTGACAATCTGGTACTTGCGAAGCCTCGGGACAATTGAGGAAGGCATCGGAGCGACCACTACGGAAAGAGAAAAAGTATGCCGAGGCCTAATCGACGGAACAAGAGGCGTGGATTTTGGGAAGCAATTCTTGACTTCCTCGAGGAGATCTTCACATGATTGAGATGATTGCGGCCTTCATCTCCATCGCGGTCACTTCGGTTGTGGGCACTTCTTCGTACTACCGATGGCGAGTTCGTCCTAGGTGGGAAAAGAAGGCTATCAGAGCTTGGTATCCACCGGCCGACATGGGCGATGCGATGTTCCCTCGAGACGAGGAGCTGGAACGCCTGGCCGCTGCCCGTGAGCTGCACGATAGCGGCCGGTTGCACCCGCCTAGGGCCGATTCTGGTCGGCCCGCACGTATCTATCGTGCCCGTACTCGAGGTAAACGATCAACGCTTTAGGGCGATTGTCCCAATAAAACTGCATAAAAGTTTGCAAAAGTTGCCCGAAATGGGCAGTCAATGGTGTAGGCTGTAGTAAGGCAGCAAGCGCCGAGCGTGAAAGAATGGCCGAGAGGCCCCGACTGAAGGAACGAAATGGCACCATCGAACAAGGAACAACTTCAGGCTCTTACGGCCGAGGAAGTCAATCCCACCGAGGCGCACATCTCCCTCGCCAAGTTTCTTACCGAAAACGGTCCGATCGAGATCACCGCCGATCAGGCGTGCATGTTCATTCTGGGCCACCGCATCTGGCAGTCCTCGGACGAGCGTAAGGAAGAGAAGGAAGCCCTGAAGGGCTCCCGCGCGGAAGAGGCGGAGCAGAAGCGCGCTCTGGCGGAAGCGGCTCGCGCAGCGAAGAAGGCCGAGGCCGAAAAGAGGGCGGCCGAGCGCGAAGTCAAGAAGACTCAGAAGGCGGCGAAGGACGCGGATAGCGACGACGATCTCGCTGAGGCGACCGATGAGGAGTCCCTCGAGGACACCGACGGCGAGACCTCCGAGCCGGTGGAAGAGGCCAAGCCGAAGCGGCGTCGGCGCGTCGCGGCCGGGGAGTTCTAAGACCACCCCCTCCCTAACCCCCTCAGGGGACAGTAGCGGCTCGGTCTGTAAAACTGAGCGAGGCGCTGTAAGGGTGGCCGGGTCCAGGATTCAAGGGGTTGATTCCTGGGCTGCGGAGGAGATTGGGCCGAAGGTACGAAGAGGTGGAAGTCCTCAGTGTAAGCCCCAAACCCAATCTCCTCCGGAGCACCGGTTCTGCGAAGACCACTGAAGGGAAGTGCCACAGCGTATCCGCTCGAGACGAGTTACGATCGTGTGAGGTAGCGCACCTCGGGAAGGGGAATACATGCCCCTTTCAGCGACCGAGCCAATGATCTCACCGCCTCGCACGGCGGGAGCGGCGCTAGTGCTTCAGTGGTCTTCGGAGGTACCGGTTAACCATGGCGAACAGCCCGGAGGCAAACAAGAAAAGAATGGAGCTTCTGGTATGGGTGGACGACGGCACTCATCCAGAGGGCGGATATCCATACGCAAGTACGATTGCGCCCGAACGGCACGGGAGCAAGTCCGTCTATGTGAACTGGGGTTGTCGGTGTCCACACTGCACACTAGCGAACACCAACGAGCAAGGAATAAGGCGACATGCAAATAGACTTGCCGCTTTTGCGGCAGAGCGAGCGCACCTGTTTTCGCAGGTGTACACAAAGATGGTGGTGGGCATATCGCGAGGGCCTCGTCCTCCGAAAGCTTGATTCAGGAGCAGCCTGGTTCGGTACCGGCCTCCACGTCTGCTTGGCGGAATGGTACATCCCCGGCAAGAAGCGCGGGCGTCCTCTGCTGGAAACCTGGGCTGAGTACACCAAGGACTCGTACGAGAAGATTCGCATTCAAGACGAGTTCGGTGACGAGGACGCCTCCACATACGAAGACGCCGTGATTCTCGGGCAAGAGATGCTCGAGATGTACGAAGAGAAGTACGGGCTGGACGAGCAGTTCGAGGTGATTGCACCCGAGCAGCGCTTCCGGGTTCTCATCCCAGACCCCGACAATCCCAAGCGGGCGATTGCCGAGAACGTAGGCACCTTCGATGCGGTAGTGCGGGATTATTCCGACGGTCGTGTCAAGATGATTGATCACAAGAGCTGCCGATTCTTTGCGTACCGGCATTTGACCCTTGACGATCAGGGCGGTAGCTACTGCGCGCTCAGCACGCACGCGCTTCGTCAAGAAGGGCTGATCGGCCCCAAAGAGGCTGTCTCGGGGATGATCTACAACTTCCTGCGCAAAGCGCGGCGGGATACCCGCCCCGAGAACGAGAAGGGCGAGAAGCTCAACAAGCCCGAGAAGAAACACTACGCGGCGGCACTGGCAAAACATCTCGGCGATTCCGATGACAAGTGGTGGATGAAACAAACTCTGTCGGCTCTGCAAGGGGCTGCCCTTGAATATGGCCTCTCCGTTGGCGGAGACGTGAGCAAGAATCAACCGAGCCCGGTGTTCTATCGGCACTTCGTAGAGCGTACGGCCAAGGAGCGCAACCGGCAGATCGTCCGTATCGGTGAAGAAGTTCAGATCATGAACTTGGTGCGCGAAGGCGTGATTCCGATCACCAAGAACCCGACGGACGCTTGCGCCAATCTCTGCGACTTCTTCGACCTGTGCGAACTTGACGAGGCTGGTGGAGACACGGACGACATGAAGTCCATGATGTTCTCCGTGAGAGATCCTTACCACGACCATCGGAAAGGAGCAGAAAACAGCAAGACCTCGGTCGCCGCCGATACTCGCAGAAAGGTTACCAGTGGCTAGGAGTCTTAAGACCCTGGGCATTCAAGAAGCGAATGCTCTTCGTCAGCGGGTCCGACGCCAGCACAATCTAGACAGGATTCGTAGGTCTGATGCAGATTACCTCGTGGATCTACTGAATAAGTTCGAGGCCCGCGTAGTCTCCATGCAAGAGGGAGACGACGATGAAACAAGGAAGGAGTTGTAAATGACCCATCCCAGCATCATTTCGCTTGAGGATGAAGAAGACAAGGTCAACCTTCTCGTCTACGGGAAGTCCGGTGTCGGAAAGACCGTGTGGGCCGGTAGCGCAGACAACGTTCTGTTCCTCGCTCCGGAGGATGACGGCACCATTTCCGCCAAGCGGCGGGGCTCCAAGGCGAAGAAGTGGAAGATTCATGACTGGGGAGATCTCATGGAGGCCCTGGAGTGGCTGGAGGACAATCCGGACCATGGTTTTGACGTGATCTGCATTGATTCCATCACGCACATGCAGCAGATTCTGCTCCGTCACATTCTTCAAGTGGTGGTGGAGGAGAAGCCGGACCGCGATCTGGACATTCCGGCGATCCAGGACCATCAGAAGTGGCAGAACATGTTCAAGCGATTCGTTCTGCGCTTCAACGCGCTGCCCGTGAACGTGGTGTGGACGGCCCTGGTTCGCAACGAGACAGACGAAGAGGGAAACGACTTCCTCACGCCCGACATCCAGGGCAAGGGCTATCAGATGTCCCAGACTATCTGCTCGTACATGACGAGTTATGGCTGTTTGCAGGCCAAGCGAGTCAAGATCAAGAACCCGAAGGAAGGAGGTCCGGAATACACGATCGTCCGTACGATCATCTGGGAGGACACCGGCGTCGTTCAGGGCAAGGATCGTACCGGCGCACTGGCCCCGTCCACTCGTAATAAGACTCTGCAGGAAGTCTTGGACGCGGTCTTCCCGTCCGTTGGCGGAGTTGCCACAGATCGTAAGCCCCGTCTGGGATCCACAAGGGTCAAATCCACCCGCGTCTCTGCCTCCACGGCAGTAGAGAAAGTTGAGGCGTAAGAATGCCCACAGTCAAGTTCGGAAATCACGGTATCACCAATACGAAGGAAGCGGTCGACGCTGAGCTGGAAGGTGGGTTCTATAGCGGCCACGTTCCGCAGGAGCGCGGGGTGTATCCCTGCTTCGTCAAGATCCTGGATCTCGTCACCAATAAGAACGGTGACGCCATGGTCAAGGGCCTGGCGATCGTGGATGCGCCGAAGAAGCACAAATTCGCGGAGTACAACGGCTACGGCATCTGGTTTCAGCAGAACGTTACGGATCAGGGCACCCCGTTCGTCAATCAGCTCCTGAACGCTCTCTCGGACGGCACGGCGGGGCACGCCAGGAAGATCCGGACCGCGTTCTGGGAGGGTGGAATCCAGACCGAGAAGCCGCTGCCCAAGAAGCCCAGTCAGTCGGCGGGTGCGATCCTCAAGATCGGGCCGCTGCGCTTCATGGATCTGGACGAGAAGAAGATCCGCATCCTGATCGCGGGTAAGCCCGGTTCGTACAACGGCGAGGCTAAGCTCGAAGCCGCACGGTATATTATGAAGACGGTCGAGGAGGACGAAGACGACGAGGACGAGGACGAGATCGACGGTCTCGACGAGTTCTCGGGCGATTCGGAGGCCTCGGTGGATATCGACGACGAAGACGAGGATGATGACGAGGATGATGACGAGGAGGACGAAGACGAGGATGACGAAGACGAGGATGATGACGAGGAGGACGAAGACGACGAAGAGCCAGAGTCAGAGCCCGAAGTCGTAACCCCCATTAAGAAGAAGGCCGCGTCGAAGAAGACCCGCAAGGAGCCCGCGTTCTAATGTGTCCGAACTGCTACCATTCTACCCATATGCATGGGCAGATGGGTTGCATCCTCTGTAAATGTACAAATACAGGGAATAATACCTGATGAAATACTTCCGCACAAAGCTTCACTATCAGCCTCGTCCATCCGAGGCGATCACCTGGCTGTATGCCCACAAGCACACCTCGCGAGGTTCGAAAGAGATCAAGATCGGGATGTGCTGGCACCAGCAGTCCACGATGCTAACTCACTGGTTCGTGTGGGGTGCTCGTCACTCGGATAACAAGTGGCTGAAGGGCGAGCATGAGAGGCTCCATGTGAGCCAGTGAAATAGGCGGTGGTCAATCTGTGACTTCAAAACCGCAGGGCCTCGAGGTAACGATCAGAGTGAGCGCGCTAGCGAGGATTGGGCGCGGACCGACCCTCATTCGCTCTGATGACCACTGCCTTCCAACTACAAAAAGGAGGTGAATATGGGTTCTAACGATGCCAGCATTGGCATTCTGTTGCTCCAACTGCTGAAGTACATGCAGACCGGTAGCGGCAACTGATCTATAAAGTTCGGTCATCATACCCTCATCAGGTATTGCGGGGATCGGTTAGACGACGCCGGTCCCCGTTCCTAGAATATATGACAGGTCGGATTGGCCCCTAAATGCCCTCGGGTATGGTAGGCTGATATAACCTGTTAGGTTTGGAAAGGCGAATTGTGCAGACCTACATGACCCGGTTCGGTTTCTGGCGAACCGCCCTGGACCTGCATCCGGACGAGCTGCGTGTCAGTATCTCTTCCGCCAAGCTGGTCCTGGACCATCTTCTTGGCGGAGACGATCCCCGTCCTTCTCCGGAAGAAACTCCTTGCTGGATGAGCCTTCTGGACGCCTGGACCGAGCATGAACACGCGCTGGCGAATTATGGAGCTGTGCTGTGCTCTCGTGAGTGGAGCCACAACGATCATAAGATGAGCCCTGAAGCCACCTGGTTTGCGGCGCGGCAGCGTGATATTCGAGGCTACGGCTGGCTATATAGCCGCCCGGCATGGGCTACAGACGTTAGCGTGCTCACCGGACACCGTCAAAAATTAGTCAACCTGCGGCCGGAGTGGTATGGGCCTAAATTTGATATGGAGAAGACTGGATGAGAACAGCCATTCTGGGATGTGGTCCGACTGGCTTGTTGGCAGCGCACGCCTGCGCGATGAATGGGGTGGATTTCACAATCTTGTCTAAACGTCGGAAGTCCTTCTTGTTTGGTAGCCAATATCTGCACGAGCCGATCCCGGGGATCAGTGTCTTCGACGAGAAGGTGGAGATCACCTACCGAACGGATGGCTCACCAGCAGAGTACCGGCGCAAGGTGCACGGTCCGGCCTGGGACGGAGTGATTCTCCCGGAGGATTTCGAACAGCACGACCAGGCATGGAACATTCGTCAGGCATACGATCGGCTCTGGGGAGCGTACGGCCGTATGGTCGTGGATTTTGAGATCCCAGTGAAGCCCGAGGGCAACAACAATCCCGGACACTGGAATATCCCGGCAGCTATTGATCGGGGCAAGCTGCACGAATACGATCTGGTCATCTCCACGGTACCGCGTACCTACTGGAAGATGCCGGGGGACCAGTTCATCTCGTCCAATGGATGGGTTTTGGGAGATGCGCCCGAGCATGGGCAGTTCTGCCCGTTCACTACTCCCGAAGACAACATGATCATCTGCAACGGCGAGGAGGAGCCGAGCTGGACTCGCCTTAGCCGGGTGTTCGACTACACGACAATTGAGTGGCCTGGCGGAAAGAAGCCGCCGATCCCTGGTGTGTCGGAGATCATCAAGCCGTTGCGATTTGAGGCGGGACCTATCCCGGCTCCCCCGAATTGGCTGTTCGTGGGCCGCTACGGAAAGTTCCACAAGGGCGTTCTCGTTACGGACGCCTTCAACGAAGTATTGGAAGCCACCGGCAGCAAGCCCGAGTGGATTTACAAGAAAGAGGCACAGTGACCGCATTTGACCTCCGGTTTCATCCGAAGACGAAACAGGCCGAAAGGATCGTAGGAGAGATTCTTCCGGGAGTTATGGAGCTCTTCATCGATAAGAATGCCGACTACGATATCGAGGGCATTGATATCGCGGCAACCCTCGGTGTCCGTGGACAGTGGGCGGACATGTTCCGAAAGATCGCCAAGCTCAAGCAGGAGATGTGGGACCAGGACGGCTCGGGCCTGGCTTTCGAACTTGCCGAGGAAGTGATAAAGGATCTTATCGGGCACTGCCTGCTGTCGCTGCTGTTCTTGGAAGATGAGGCCGAGAAGAAACACCAAGCCAAGCTGGCGGCCGAGAAGAAAGAATATTCTCGTACGGATGGCTTCGTTCCAATCGGCAGGGTGCTAGAAGGAATTCAGACCGTTGCCTCTCAAGAACACGCGAAGGTGTGGGGCCAACCCGAAGGAGCCCAACAGGTTGTTCCCCAAGAATGCCCCATCTGCTCGAAGGAGAAGGGCCAGCTCCAAGAAGAAGTGCCTCGATGCTCGCGCTGCGGTGCTTCCGCAGTCTTCCATGATTGCTCGGGGGAGACATGCCTGTGACATTCTGGGATGTGGTCTGGCTGACCCTGTTCTACTGGTTTCTTGGGTCGATGTGGATCGCGATGTACTTCGGGCACAAGATTAAGATGGCTGAGTTCGAGCAGAAGGCCATTGACAAGGAGTACGAGATCGAGAATCTCAAGAGCGACTTCAGGAAGTCGTAATGGCTAGGCCACGAGAAGATATATTTCAAAGGCTGTTCGATCGCTTAGAGACAGACGGTCCACTGCCAGAAATAGATCCTTCTCTTGGTCCTTGCTGGATGTGGACTGGACCGACAAATGAACATGGATATCCTTTTATCTGGTATAACAAGGAATATCATAAGATTCATCGGTTCATATTTTGGCTATTGGTAGGAAATCTAATTGAAGGGATGCAAATAGATCATCGTTGCAATGTGAAGCTATGTGCAAATCCAGACCATCTAGAGCAAGTTACCCCAAAAGTAAATACGAATCGGGCAATTGAAGACGGTTTGCGTAGAGCTGGAAATCCGTATTCAGACTTCAAAATAGTCCCCCGAGAGGAGAGGAGGTGATGCCAATGCGTTATGTAAGTTTGCATACTCATTCTACTTTTAGTTATGGCGATGGATTCGGGCCTGTAAAGGCCCATGTTGCCAGGGTTGCGCAGCTCGGGATGTCCGCAGTTGCTCTTACAGAACACGGTTGAGAGCAACACCAGTTCTCATGTTCAGCTCGAGAAAGCATGTAAAGAATATGGAGTCAAACCCCTTTTCGGCTGCGAACTCTATACGGCACCGACTGATTTCGAAGCCGGTGATGATCGCCCAATCAAAACTCGTAAGAAGTTCCATCAAACAGTTATCGCTAGAAACGAAGAAGGCTATCGCAACCTCAATCGGATGGTCTCCGCCAGTTGGCGAGACCACTTCTTCCAGTGGCCGACAACTACTGCTGGACTTCTCGAGCAGTTCAGTGATGGCCTCGTGGTACTCAGCGGATGCGCTGACTCACTGCTATCTTGTACCTTACTCGGTGGAAAGGAACTTGGCCCTAAACGATTGGAGTACAGCAGAAAAGATTTTGCCCGAGCTCGTGAGGTCGTTGAACGATATCAAGAAATATTTGGGGAATGGTACTTTCTGGAAGTACAACGCTTTCCGGGCTTGGAGCGAACTTGCGTTCTTAATCCTGCTTTTGCAGAGCTTTCACGAATTACTGGAGCTCGACTCGCCGCAAGTTCTGATGTCCACTACCCATTCCCAAACGACAATGAAATGCAGCGAGTCCTACACGCCGCCCATCGAGGAGGTACGGTAGAACAGGTAGACGCGAGCTGGGAATACGATATCCTGCTCACCTACCCGACTTCGGACAAGGAAATCATCAATGACCTGGTGGGGACGGGGCTCTCTAAGATCGAGGCTAAACGGGCAGTCTTCAATACCGCCCTCATCGCAGATGCCTGCACTGTCGTCCTTCCTCGAAACGAACCCATCAAGTTCCCTTATCCCGGCTCGGACATGGAAGGAATGGAAAAGACATGGGCCTGGGAACGAGAGCCTGAGGACGAGGACGGATTCGTTCGGGAATACTCTTCTATTGAGGAATATATCTGGCAGAAGCTTCGGGACGGCTGGCGTTTCCGAGCCGAGAGCAATCCTGAGATGGTCCGCTCTGCCAAGCGCACGGCAAAGTACGTGGCGCAGCTTCAATACGAGATGGAGCAGGTTTCTGACAAAGGATTCCTGCATTATTTCGCCATGTTGTCAGATGCCGTGTCCTGGGCTAAGGATCACAAGATCCCTGTGGGACCCGCTCGCGGGTCTGCCGCCGCAAGTCTCGTCTGCTATCTGCTACGGATCACAGAAGTGGATCCAATGCAGTTCCCCAACATGCTCTTCGCGAGATTTATTGATCCGAACAGACTGGACCTTCCTGACGTTGACCTCGACTTCGCCGATGATCGTCGAGATGAAGTTCGAAAATACCTTGTTTCGGTTTACGGGGCCGATCGCGTGGGGAATATTGGAAATTTCACCAGGTATAAAGGCAAGAACTCAATTGACGATATCGCACGAGTCTACCGGATACCTGGCTACGAGGCTGAAATTATCAAAGGGCTCATCGTTGAGCGCTCCGGAGGTGATGCGCGTCAGTCAGAGTCTCTTGCAGATACGTTTGCCATGTTCCCTAAAGCCAGGGAAGTTCTGGATCGGCATCCGGAGTTCGCCCTCGCAGAGCGGCTGGAGGGAAATTACCGTGGGCTCGGGGTACATGCCGCCGGTATTGTGATCTCCAATGCGCCCATCACAGATACCTGCGCGGTGTATACGCGACCGAAGGCGAATTCGGACCAGAACGTAACCGTGGTGGCGTACGACAAAAAGGACACTGAGTATCTGGGCATGCTCAAAGCGGACTTCCTGGGACTTTCCACGATGGGCATGATCGGTATCGCTCTGGACATCATCGGAATGGATCTAGAGGACCTGTATCGTGTTCCAATCACTGAAGAGCGAACCCTACGTGCATTTAAGGATAACGACCTCACGGGCATATTCCAATTTGAAGGCCGGGCCACGGCAATCGTCAACGCTGATGTTGTCCCGGACAATTTCGGCCACCTGGCGGATATCAATGCTCTCTCCCGGCCTGGACCACTCTTCTCTGGAATGACCGCTGAGTACTGCCATGTCAAGCACGGACGAAAGGAGGCTGAGAAGCTTCATCCCGTCGTTGACCGTTTGACCGGGTGGACGTATGGTCAAATTGTTTATCAAGAACAGGTTCTCAGCATTGTTAAGGATCTTGCTGGATTCCCAATGGCGCGAGTCGGCGATATCCGTCGTATCATTAGCCAGAAACTCGGCCAGATGGCCATGGCTAATGCATACCAGGAATTCGAGGAAGGATGTGCCAAGACCCATGGTATCAAGGCGGACCTAGCCCGTCGGATCTGGAATTTTATCGCTACGAGCTCTACCTACAGTTTCAACCAGAGTCACTCGGTGAGCTATTCGCTGCTTGCCTTTTGGTGCATGTACCTGAAGTTGTACCATCCGACTGCTTTCTACGCCGCGCAACTCACAAAGGTAGGAGACGGCAAAGACGATCTCTATGATCGTGGAAAGCTCATGCAAGATGCTATCCGCCACGGCATTACTATCGCACCGCCAGACATCTATCTGTCTGGGCCAAACTGGACGGCCGATACAGACTCCAAGCGAGTTCTCGCTGGGTTCATGCAGGTATCCGGGATTGGTCCGGCGACCACGAAGAACATCCTCCAGTGGCGGAAAAAGGAGATAGAATATCGAGAAGGTTTCGTAGAGCAGACGGGAGAGTCTTGGAATCTCAAGTGGGAAGATCTCATTGACGTTAGAGGCATCGGTCCCAAGACTATCGTTCATGCCATCAACCTCGCAGAGTCTGACGATCCTTTCGGTATTCACGCGGTAGAGCGTAAGATCGGTCCGGTGCGCGCGGCCATCCAGAATGGAGAGGATGGAATGGAGATGCTACCGGCTCCAACTCATCGTTCTGATGAGATGCCGCGCGATGGCGTACACAATGTCGTATGGTTGGGTGTCGCACGAAGCCTGAACTACAAGGACTACTTGGAGTCTACCCGCACTCGTACCGGCCGAGACTCAGAAGAGATCTTGGCCGACATGAGAGACCCGCACTTGCTGAAGTCTTGCGTGGTGCGCGCTTATGACGAAGGCGACGAAGATGTCTACCTGAGATTCAACAGGTGGCAATTCCCGAAGTTCGAGGAGGCTCTGGAAGGGCTGAATCCCGAAGAGGATTTGGTGCTGGTCCGAGGCATCAAGCGAGAGGACTTCGGTATCTCAATTCATGTGAAAGACATGTGGATTATCTCTTCCGATGAAGAAGAGGAGGTTCCAGAAGAGATCGTCGTGGAGCACATTGAAGCGGACATTCAGGAGGAGAAAGAAGATGTCCTAGAAGAGCTGGAGTCAAGAGTCAGAGATCTAGAGAAAATGGCATATGGCACAGAGTACTGATAGCGGCTGGCCAGTCAGGAAAACAATGGATATATATGAAGTCACTGAATTGATCATTGAGAGCCTGAATGAGAGGAGGCTGTACGAGAAAGCTTGGGAGTGCATGAGCGATAAAGACCGAGAAGAAATCAGAGAAAAGATCGCCGACATAATTGAGGAGTACTGATGACAACAATCCAGCGCCCGACCACAATTGAAGAGCAGGTTTTGTCCTTCATGAAGCAGGCCGGTCAGCTCACCGAGATCGGCTTTCCGCACTTTTACGCGGATTTCCGCCAGAACCGCTGGCACATGCTCATGGGTCCGGACGGAGAGGCCACCGAATACATGGTGGCGGAAGCCCGAGACGATCTTCCCGAGGTGGTCGATGGCCTGATCGACATGATGTGGGTGATCATGGGCACGTTGCTGACCTACGTCGGTCCTGACTGCGCCCGTGATCTGATGAACGAGGTAGCCCGCGCCAATCTGTCCAAGGTGGATGGGACCATCGGAGATCTGGAAGTCAACGACAACGGTAAAGTCCTGAAACCAGCGGGTTGGGTCGGCCCGGATATCCGGGGTGTGCTCGAGAACCATGGCTGGAAGCTGAACGAAAATGGGAGGCCGGTTCGTGACTAAAATGTGCCCTGTTTGTGGTGCCGATATGACCTGGGATACGGACAAGAAGGCATGGAAATGCCCCTACAGTCGGAAGTGTGATGACGGATAAAGGATTTGAGGGTCCAGATCGAGACCTCAAGGCTTGCGGCTGCGACGAGGATGCCGAGCATTTCCCTTTGTGCCCAGAATATCCCGGAGAGGCGTTCTACGCCGAGCAGCGAGCTCGCGTGGAATCCGCAGTGAAGGGTCAGGAGTCAATGCAGCAGACCAAGAGAGAAGATCTACTGGAAGTTAGTTCGGAGGGATCTAAGGCTGCTAAAGAGCTGTCCGAGTGGACCTACAAGGGTACTCCAGATGAACTGGATTCTCGGCTTCTTATAGATCGAGCCGAGCTTCTGACAGCCTCAGCCTCTCCCGAAAGGCAACGGCTTGCGGCTTCTCGAATGGCTGCGCTGGCGGGTAAGCTGGCGGAAGATAGCGCGAGCTTCTTTGAGATGCTTCGTCGCCTACATATCCCCTATGCCGAGACGAGAATCGATACTAATGGCAAGAAAGCTATCGTCATCCTGCTGGAAGATATCGCAGAGAGCGATATGAGAAAGAACTTGAGGTGACCGAACAAGAAGATAGGGGTTTGAGCAAATGAATTGGCCAATCTATGATTTTGAAAGGAACGCAATGGGCGTAGGAGCTAACGCTTTTCGCACCGACCGGAAGATCGTTACCATCTGCGGCAGTATGCGGTTCGCCGAGCACATGAGGATGGCTGCGGTGGATTACAGCCTTCAGGGCTACGTCGTGCTGATGCCGTTCGTGGACGTGAATGAGCAGACGGTTGATCCATTCGACCAAGAGGCGGTTGATGAACGTTTTGAGGCGAAGACCGCTCTGGATCGGCTGCATCTGGACAAGATCAGCATGTCTAGTCTCGTGGCCGTGGTGACGGTGGACGGCTACATCGGGGAATCCACTCAGAACGAGATCTCGTACGCGGCTTCCGAGGGTAAAAAGATCGATTTCATCCGGGTGGATGCGACGAAGCTGCCCGCAGCGAAGAAACCCAAGTTGGCTCCCGAACCCGAGCATCTCAAGGGCCAGGACCAGTTCGAGCATCGTATGGTGTCGGATGGAAAGGTCTTTCATCAAGGATACGAGGTAGATCCGGCCACCTTGCAACGGATCGGCAAAGAGAAGCAGGTGGCCGATCAGATCGAGATGCAGAGAAATCAAAGGCCATAGGAGAACAATGGGAACACTAATCATAGCCGTTTTGTGCATTGTCGTAGGATTCATTCTCGGGGTGGTCATGAGCTCCCTGGGCAACCCGTAGGAGAATAATGGAAAACAAGGTAATCAGTCAAAAGTCCGAGTTTCAGGCCGAGATCAAGATAACCCGAGAAATTCGGGCCGTGGTTAATCCCAACGGCCGGGGCTACGATGCGGACAACGTTGTTCGTTATCTCAACGATAATGTTCTGGAGGTAACTCTCAAAGCTGGTACTCCAGTCAAACTGGCCGAGAAGATTCAGGCTGTGATGGCCACTATCGAGGAGGACGCATGATCTTTGTACTGGGGCTCGTGGTCGGTTTCTCAATTGGCGGTTTCCTAGGATTCATCGCCGGAATGTACGTTGGAAGAAAAAACCTCTAGGAGGATTGATGGTCTGTATTTGCCCAGATCTATACTGCCTCGAGCATGCTCGTTGTCGATGCGGCAGTGAGTTGATTATCCTTGACGACGATCCGGCATTCTGTCCCGATTGTGGACACGATGTGATGCCCGTGAACGCTTGCGCCATTGAAAAGGAGAGCACATGACCGATTCAGATAAGCAAATCCTTAAATATGCTGACGAATCCATGTTTCGGGCTCAGAGGACGGAAGCCCTTACACCCAAGGTCACACTGATTCACGCGAACAACGACCCGCTCGGGCAGATGGCTCAGCTCGCGATGATGTATCAGGGTAAGAGCGTTCGCTCCTTGGCGGAGATTGCGGATGCGGATCGAAAGTATTACTTCAATGATCTGCGGAAAAACATTCTCGGGATGCCCTCCGAGGCTATCGTGTTTCACTTCCTCATCGAGAACGTGACTCGGTCATATACACACCAGCTAGTTCGCACGCGGCACGCGGCCTACGCTCAGGAGTCACTTCGATTCGCGGTCAAGGAAGACTTCCCGGTGGCTCTTCCGCCACACTTGCAGGGAACCAAGAACGTAGACGAAAGGGCGTTGGACTTCTGCAAGCAAATGGGCTGGGAACCCAAGGACGGATTCGTCAACAGCAACATGGATCGGGCTCGGGCACAAGCTCGATCCAGCGCCAACGAAAAAGAGATCCTCCGGGACATGTGGGATGCTGCGGAGGAGGATCTGTACCGGAAGTACGTGATGATGATTCATCGCGGTATGCCTGCGGAGGATGCTCGTGGGCTGCTCCCGCACAACATTCTCACCAAGGTTAATATGGTGATCTCGTTGAGGTCTCTGATGACCATGGCGGGGCAACGGCTTTGTACTCAAGCCCAGTTCGAGCACCGTATGGTGTGGAATGAGCTGCTGCGGTCCATTCGGGAGTACGGTGGAACTGTTGAATACGCTGATCTGTGGAATAAGAAGTCCTCGGGGTGGCAGTTCGAGGTCATCGCGGACAAGTTCCTTCCGGTGTGCTATCAGACGGGTAAGTGTGCGTTTGAGAGCGACTTCGATCGGTACTGCAATATCCGAGATCGGGTCCAGGCCAACGCCAAGATCGGACGCCCCAGCGAAGAATGGAATAGGTCGTGGGCGTCAAAAGACGACGACCAACCTACGGAGATTGGAAACGGAGTTGGCTCTCTGGCCGGTCGGCCGCTGAAGATCAACGCCATTCATCCTCAGGAATGGTTGCATCCCAACGCGGCCATCCACCCCGACGGCTCGTGGCGGAATAAGGAAGCCCAGGAGAATATCAAGGAAAGGCGATTGTGATAGAACAACTGATCGCCTTCGGAGTTGCGTTGGGAATGCTGATCTTCATGATTCTGATGACATACGGAGTTGTTAGATTCATTGAATATATGGACGAGAGGCGATGAGATGATAGTGGACGTCATTCAGAGCTCTGTGCTTGGCGGAATGATAGCTTATCTATGGATCAAGAGTGTCCAGGAGCGACGGCCGTGATCAGCGTATTGGTCGGTATTCTTATTGGAATCGTTACGATTATTATCACATGGAAGATCTCCGAAAGAATGGATCAATGAGAGACGATATCGAGGGCGGGTACGACAACGAGCCCCTGGAAAGCCAGATTGGTCGGCTGGCAAGGTTCATCATGGCAGAGTTTCCCGGAGAACCTTCTCGGCCAGAGGGTGCTGTAGATACTGCTATTCGACTTTTGAGGAAGTGCAATGAGAGTCATTCATAAGCAATCTCTAATGATTGCTCCGGATCAGATGCTGTATGTTCCGGGAACTGTAGATCGGGTCCTGTGCGTACAGGTTCAGCATCAGTCTCCCATGATTTGGTACACGGTAGAACCCGCGTACGGCGAAAGTCAGATCAACATCCGGATGGCTGGAACCGGATTTGATGATCCGGGTCGGGAGTATTTGGGAACTACTCAGATGGATGATGGAGATCATTCTTTGGTTTGGCATTGGTTCTATGAGATCGTCGTGGTGAGATGAGCGCTATGGATTGGATCTTCATGGTTGTTGGGATCATCGGGATTGTCCTATCGATTCTGATCATCTCGTTTTTCTTTTACGATGTATGGAAGGGCTGAGATGGGCGTCATGGAAGGGATCGTCATCATCGTCGGAATGATCCTCTTTTCGGCTGTAATCGGGGGCTATCTCTACTTGGTTCTGAAGGGCTGAGATGACATACAGAGAGAAATTCGTCGCTGCTTGGCATTGGTTGATTTTCAGGCATCGTCAAGAGTTTGATCGTCGCGTAGGCACCGTGATGTGCTCATGCGGGCAGGAATGGGAGCAGTGAAGAACTGGCTGGAGCAATTCTGGCATCAATACGTCAAGGGACATGTCTTAATTCGATATCATGCGTGGACCGCAGATAAGTACAAGGCAAACAAGGTATGGATGTGCTCATGTGGAAAGGAATGGACGTGAAGTTCAAGAAGTTCGTGGCAGTCGGAGCCATAGGCGTGGCAGTTGTTCTGGGGGCTACGGCCTGTAGCAACAAGACGAACAACAGCCCGGATCAGATAATCGAGACCGAGAAGAAGCTGAAGAATGGGAAGACGATTACCTGCCTCGTCCTGATCGAGGACAACACCGGCACCACTCCGGACGAGTGGGACAACATCAACTGCGATTGGGCGGGGGCTAGGTGAAGAAGTACTACAGCATCCAGGTCGTGAATCGGGAGCATTGGCCGGACGCCGAGGGCTTCGAGAGGCTGAAGCAGATCAAGTATCCGGCCACTTGGAGAGGCAAGCTTGGCTGCAAGCTGCACTGCGGAATGATGAACTGGCTCTTCAAGTTCGCGGCTAAGAAGAATCGGCCTATTCCGCCACTGCCCCAGTTTGTTCCGGTGTACAACGAAGAAGCCTCTGGCGAAGAAACCCCGAACCCGTGGGCTGGGAGTCCAGATCCAGACGAGAAAGGGACCAAAATCAATGGGGAATAACGACGACGTGGAAATGTCGCAAGCATGGCTGGACGGCGATCCGGTTATGCCGAGCGGCTCGATCGCCGAATCGATCATGAAGGCGAAGCAGAAAGAAGAGTTCGTTCGGGCGGTGGGCGAGGCGGCTTGGGTGGCGAAGGAAGAGGGAGTTCCTATGGAGGTCGCGAAAGCTGATCTCGTAATTCTGCCGGGCAAGTCTGTTCAAGAGGCTAGCGACGGGCATCACACCTTCAACGATCTGTATCGTATCCGGGCGCTGCTGACCGCTGCGCTCTTCAACGAGTGGTGGAGGAGTTCGGCCCGCAACGTACGCAACGTGCATAAGTCCAAGCTGCACCATGACGGCACGATGTTCAAGGGCGGCTGGTTCGTCGTCATGGCGGAACTGCGCCAGTCAGATGGCAGTTGGAAACAAATCTCGTTCCATTACGAGATGGCGCACTGGGATCTTTTCCGAGTGTATCCCAAGATACGGGCGATGAAATGGGATGGGCACGATCATATCGAGTCATATCGTCGCCTGGGAGAGTTCTCACGGTGCCCCCGGACAGCCCTCTCGGAAAGCTGACTCGCAATGAGTGAGATCCTTACTCGGGAACAGATGATCCAACAAATGAACGTCGTGGCGACACGGGCTATCGAACTCCTTCGCCATGCCAAAGCTCGGGGAGAAAGCTCGACTGAGATGCAGTCGGCAATGCAAAAGGAGAGTATTTCGGAAGAGACCTATAGACTCATCTTAGACGCTTACTTGGCGGGTTTCACTACAGCGACCCAGCCGTGGATGGATATTCTCAAGAAATTCAAAGGGATGCCACTCTACAACGGTAACAGCCGTCACCAGAAGTGAGGCACAATGCCCAATACAATCGGCAACCTTCCGCAGGCTTCCGTTTATGTCGAAGTAGCAGTTCCGACCGCTAATGGGGAGCGGGTTGTCTTTTTCACCGAGGAGTATACCACAGATCAGTTGGACATACAGGCCGTGCATCAAATGCTCGCTCGGTCTGAAGAAGCAGTTGTAGAAAATCTCGGACTTCGGAATCACCCGATGTGAGGATACTCATGGGACACCTGAAAACAAAACTCCGACGACACGGATACGCCCCTACGAAGGTATGGGCCTAGGAAGGAATGAGGATTCTCGATATGCTGCTCTCTAGTTTTCGCAAACCAGCTCCCTCAGTCAAGAAAGGAGAACGGCGAATGATTGTCCCGAATGAAGTTGTTTCCGCCAGCACAGATTGTCCACGCGAGCGCAATACTTCCATTGAATCCCTCGTAAAAGGCGTCCAGCGGCAGCGGAAGATGTACGTGAAGGACAAGATCCTCTCGCACAGCCCCTTGGTGCGAATGTTCTTCCGAACGGGCGAAGGTCACGACCAGACTCCAATGGTGACAGGGCATCTGGTGCGCACTCGTGCTATCGAGGTTGATGGCATGAACGATATGCTCGAAATAACAATCCGGGTCAACGCCGACCAGGCGGCCCAACTCCCCTTTGTGGAGGTCTACGATGCCTGAAATTCTCAGTCGCTATCAGCTCAGCAACCGAAAAACCCTTCCAACTCTCTACCATGTTCCGTCCGTATATGGAAAGGCGGTTCTCGTGAGTGCAGACGAGTACAAGACCGATACCCTGCCGAAACCCGGTGGGGCGCACCGAATCAACAACCCCAACAATCCCAACACCTATCCGTTCAAGGCTCTATCCATGGAGGATACCGGGATCATGAAGCCTTTCCGATCGGAGACCACCGACCGAAGAACCGATCTATCTCGGGGCGCGATTCGGCGGAACATCCGCCAGGACCGTGGTCGGCCCTCCTGGAAGCGGAATCAGGCCGAGAACTGGTGGGTTCGCAACCAGCACACGGTTAAACCCCACGCGATCGCGGTGGGGATCGGGCTGGTCTTGATGGTGCTGGCCCTGATACTGGCTGATGTAGCTAGTGCCCATGCTGCCCCCGCCCCCTTGCCGTCAACGGCCGCAGGAACGCAGCTAGACATGTCTAATTGGCTTACTGGCAGCGCGCAGGGCGGGCCGCACCCGGCCCCTATGCCGCAGTACTGGGAAACTCCTCTCGGTAAGCTTCAGATCTGCAGGATCCTAGATCAGTGGAATTGGGGACTCCTGGATCAGTGGAATTGGGGACCGAGTGCTCCCGGCATTCGGACCCTAGAGCTTAGGCTCGACGAACAGCGCTGTGCGCTCAAGAACATCCCCGTGGGATCTGTCTCGGAGGCCAACCTGCCGGGAGAGTGAGTTATGAGTGAAACACCAGGTCATTGACCTGGACGCAAATCGGCGCCCTCGGAAAGTAAAGGTAATCGATCCAGAAGATATCCCCAGCGAAGTACAAGTTCTCGCCCTCGACCCTGGCGGAACTACCGGCTGGACGATTCTTACCTGTGATCCCATTGCCTTACTTCCCGAGGGACCGAGCGTTCTTAAGTCCGTTCAAAGGTGGTACATTGGCCAAGTTGACTGCGGCTCAACGAAAGGCAATTTGGGGAATAGTCCGTACACAGGGATTTCTACTGCTGGAGAGTCTGCTGGAGCAGCTGTCCTCGGACGACTTGCGCGAAATTGGCCTGGAGCTGCCATCGTGGTTGAGTCTTTCATTCTCCGACAATTCAGCAAGGATCAAGATCTCCTTTCCCCGCAAAGAATCACAGCCAAATTCGAGCAGTACCTGTGGCTCGACGGCCGGAGCTACTTCACGCAAAGTCCAAGCGAAGCCAAGACGAGCGCAACGGATGAGCGCCTGAAGACGTGGGGATTCTACACCAGTGAGGGAGGTCTCCGCCACGCTCGCGATGCGACCCGGCACGGACTCACGTTCTTGCGCCGAGCCTCCCAGCCCGGAAGAAAGGCGGCGGAACTAAGAGTCGCGGCGTGGCCGCACTTCTTCGCGGCCGGGTCTCCATACGGCCCGGAACTGCGAGCAGAGGAAACAGCGTAAGCGTCCTAACCGACCTGGTAGTGTGGTATAGCGCCAGGTCGGTTTGGCGTGAGTGGTGCGAATAGCGCGGTTCGGTTTGGCGCGAATAGCGCGGTTTGATGTGGATAGTGCGAATAGGAGTTTTACATGGCTGATCCCAGGATCAACGGAATTCGGGTTTATTTCAATGACGATGAGGTGAGTGCCATTAAAGATCTCGCCGAGGAGATGAGTATCTCTGAGAGCTCGGCGATTCGATACATGATGACGGTCGGCATGAAAGCTCTTCGACCATCCCAACGAGAATCGGTCTTACTCGACGAGGAGACCCTTTCAGGGACCTCCCCGATGGAAAGACTGGCTGTTGCGATGAGTGAGCCGGGGGAACGAAACAGGACGCCGATTCTGCGGTTGGCGTAGTTTGTGGAGAGGGTTGCCTCTCTAAGGCTCGAAGTTGGATCTCTAGGGTAAAGGGCTGCCGTTGTGGGTGATGTGAAAACGCAAGTGAGAAATATGATCAGTGGGAAGCCGTTTAAACTCACAGCCTTAGAGTATCACAGGCGTGGATGGTTTCCGTTCCCTCTGCCTCCCCGGGACAAGTTTCCGCCACCGGAAGGTGCGACCGGCAAGAAAAATCCTATCCTAGAAGATCCCCTGGCCCAAGTCACTGAGTATCTCGGTGAGCATCCGCACGACAGCAACGTCGGTCTGCGCATGGACCACAACGTCATCGGCATCGATGTAGATCATTACGACGACAAGCATGGCGCGGACGAACTGGCGGAATTGGAGAAGAAACTCGGGAAACTTCCCTCGACGTGGGTCTCTTCCGCCAGGACGGATGGCCATTCTGGCATCCGTTTCTTCCGTATTCCCAATAGTTTCCTTCCCGGTACAAAGCTGGGCGGGAAACACGGCTTGAGTTTTAGTGGCAAGGCTGCCAACGCTATTGACGTGGTGCAGTACGCCCACCGTTACGCTATGGTGGGTCCAAGTTGGCACCCTGGGGTAGGTGCCGAGGTGCGCTGGTTTGCCCCAGACGAACCCTTGGATCGAATCCCTAGCGCCTACCGCACCATCCTCCGCCACAAGAACGTATCTAGGTCTGAGCCCGGAAGTAAGATCGGGACGGTCGATTCCGGGGGCGCTCGATCTACGCATCGAGTCTCGGTGGTTCGTTTCATCCGGGAAGAAACCAGCATCAAAATCCCGTACGTGGATGAGCTACCAGATCTCCCCGCCCCCTGGGTGGAGTTCCTCTCGCGTGGATATATACGAGATGATCTCAAGGCTCGAGATATCACCAGTTCCGAGCGAGAGCTGCTCAACTGGGCGGCTCAGAACTTCCCGGGCGGTAAGTCTGCGGCACCTTGCAAGACCGTTCGCAAGGCTGCGGCTACGCACAAGGAACGGATGAAGACCGGTGAATCTTCACACGACAAGATCGTGGAGATGCACTGGAATATCTACAACTATGCGCTCGAAGGACATCGCGGTTCTCTGCTCTCTTCCGCCAGGCTGGAGAAGGTTTGGACCCGCACCGTTCTCAAGGGTAACCAGGTCCACGGACAGAAGCGCCATCTCACTGAAGCCAGCGGAGAGATCTTCCGTAGCCGAGTGGAAGCCCTTCGCAAGATCAAGGGCATGGCTGACGAAGTCATCGAGGACGGGGGCAACCCGTTCAAGACTCAGTGCACTTGCCATGACGAGGAGGAGACCAATCGGGAACTGGAGCAGGCGGGCATCCCCAGTGGCATCGGCCAGATCAAGGATCTGGAGGAGTATGACCACAGCGACCGGGGCCGGGCTGAGATCTACCGGGATATGTTCACCACCGAACGCATCAAGGTGGTGGGTAGCGGCGATACCTCTAAGTGGTATTTCTGGAAACTGGACGGCACTGAGTTCGGCTGGCGACAAGACAACGACCTGGCCATGCGTCTCGTGGAGGCAATCTCCAAGGCGTACAAGACCAAGTACAACCAGCTCATGCAGAAGTATCGGGAGCAGAATCTTGCTGAAGATCCAGAAGCAAAACTCACCATTGCCGAAGCCAAAAGGTTTCGCTCTCTGTATGAGATAGCGGGCAACGCCGCCACGATCAAGAACTGTCTGACAATGCTGGGCACCCTGCCCGAGGTTCGGGTGGAGGATACCTTCTTCGATCATAAGCCGCATCTCCTGGGCTTTGAGGATGGCGTGGTCGAGTTGCTTCCTGGACAGCCCTGGAAGTTCCGCCAGAAGACGTTTGAAGATCGTGTGAGCATGTCCGTCGGTCGTCCATTCACTGGCAAAAGCCTCCGTGAGCTGGCAGATGCGCGCGATCCTGGGTATCTGGCTCTTCTGGATTATCAGAAGACCTTCGTCCCGGACCTGGATCTGTGGCATTTCGTACAGGCCGTGCTCGGCTATACACTGTACGGCGGCAACCCTTCTCGTCAGATCTACTTCTTCCATGGCGAATCGAGCACCGGTAAGTCCATGCTTGTGAACGCTCTGCAGAAGGCTCTCGGCCCGTATGGAGGTAGCTCGAATGGAGATGTCTTCAACGACAAGGATGGTGGCCGCAACCCCGAAATCATGAAGACTCGGGGTAAGAGACTGGTTCAGCTGCCCGAGTTTGGCGACGGACACTGGATTACGAACGATAGCCTCAAGCGCCTGGCGTCCGAGGATATCCTCTCGGTTCGTGACAACTACGCCAAGAGCGATCAGATCGTGGAGTTCCAGCAGACGGCTACCTTCATTGGACCCACCAACTCAGTGCCTCGAATCAATGGTATCGACACGGCGGTGAAGCGTCGCATCGTGGCCGTGCCATTCGATCAGGTGATGCCGGATGCGGAATTGGACCTGGACAAAGCCAATTTCTTGGCAACTCAGGGACGAGATGCCGTGATCGCATGGGCTTTGGAAGGATGGAACGCCTACTCCGCCACTGGCGGCGGTGTACTCCGCTCTACCAATTGGCCTTCTGCGGTGACCAAGCGTACCAAGGAATTCATCGGCGAGATGTCTACTATTGGTGAGTTCGTGGAGGATTATATCCTAGTCACGGATAAGCCAGAGGATAAACTGTCGGCGAAGATGGCGTTCTCTCGCTATCAGATATGGGCAGAAGAGCAGGGCACCCACGAGAGTAAGCGCCTCGACCAGCGTAGATTGTCTCGAGCCATTGCGGATTACACCGGGAAAAAGAGCCAGATGGTTCGCAATGGGAAGTCCACCGAGCGTGGATGGAGTGGTGTACGGCTGACCGGTGGAAACTCGAGAGTCAACGGAAGGGGATTCGAAGTAGTGACGGACCAAAAGACGCAATAAAGTAGGCAGAAATAAGGGAAAAAATGCTGGACACAGATAGTGTAGCGATGTGTGTCAGACGTGTAGCGATGGCATTGACACACTATCTGTGCAGGTAGAGGCGTTAGAAACGTCCGATGTAGCGATGTAGCGCTATCCGACCCCACCTTTTATACATGGGCGTTTTTATACGGGGCAATGCGTGTAGGAACTGCTGATATTTTTACCTACACGTATAAGTCAACAGTTACATCGCTACATCGCTACAAATACAGTTAAGAGAGGGTTCTACCAGGGGATATGGGTGTAGCGATGGTGCTGTTTTAAGCGCTACACAAGCGCTACACATCGCTACACTTTTTGGTTCGAATGCCAGAATAAACACCGGAATAGCGTGTTTACCAGGGTACACGCATGATTGGGGCAGTTATGGCTAAGGTCGATAAAACTATGAAACAGCTGGGTGAAGAAATCGCAGAGATAAAACGCCAGGCTTATATCGATAAGAAAAAGAAGCGTGAGGCCATGAGCCTAGAAGGACGGAAAGCTGTGGCTCTGGAGAGTATCGCAGACACCATGGAAGATCTGAAGGATTCCATTAGCGACATCAGAAATTGTCTGTCGCAATGGCCCCACTAGTCTTGGCGGAAAGGTGGTATGATGCTCTCATGACGAGCCCACTAGTGCGCGGGCAAGAGCCTGGCGAAAGCGAATTTTCTTGGGGGAAAGGTTTAGTGCCGCCGCAATTGCGCGGGTATGTACCAACGAATCGAACTTATCTGTCTGCTCAATATCAGACTGATGCGGCGAACCCTGGCGCGAATATTGAGGGTACGTTGGTGCCTAACCCGACGCAGAGTCATGCGGATCCAAAAACTGGGATGTATGTACCGGGTGATTTGGATGTAGGTGCAACGCCTCGGGTACGAGAAGTAGGACCTTCGCGACCTGCGGGTATTGACCCCAGTAAATATAATCCCGGTCATTACGCAGACGGTCTTCAAAATGGAGAGGGCGACGCTTGGCGGGCTAGCCTGCCTCCGAACCCTGTGGTATAACCGCGCACAGGTACATACACACGAACGCGCAGAGCGCAAACGAGAGGGCAGCCCGTGGCTGGTAAGATTGAAGATGGTAAGGCTCTCACTGAGGATGGGCAGAACTGCTTCCATGGGGTTCCAAGTCTCGCAGCTCTAGTGCCTACCTTCGCAGGATTCGCGAGTATGTGTTGGGAGAATCCTGAGGGCGCGGGAGTTTTCAATTGTGAAGAAGCGAATGCAGCGTGCAACTCGTTTGCTGAGCGTGCGAGCAACATCATTTGGGATCGCTTGTATCAGCATCTGTACGCGGTTATTGAGAAGGCTAGCCCTGCCATGTCCAAGGAACAGATTGACGTAGATATCGCGGTTCTTGTTTCGGGGTTGGATCTGTGGAACTAAGTATCGATCAACGCTTTGAACTTGACAGCCTTCGGGGTCGCCCCGACGGCCCAGTTCGGTATGTTCCTGAGCTGGACGAAGAAGTGCCCACTTATGTGGATCCTCGTAAGGACTTGTATCCTAATGGGATTGAAGAAACCCTGATGTACCATGTTCCTCTTAAGTTTCGTGGTCCATACAAGGCGGGTGCTGGCGCTAGTGAAGGGCCAAACAGGGAGAGAATCGGCCCTAATGGCTATTGCCTATGCATGGGCCATGCTCGAATTTATGCTAGCAATCATCCTCCGCGTAAGAGCGATGGGCTCCGCCATATGGCCAAGAATGCCGGAAAACCCTGCGGGCTGAAGGCTCAGAATAGGTCCGGGTATTGCGGTTGGCATGGTGGAGCTTTGCATCCATTGGACAAGAGCAAGCCGAAGGTATACACTCGAGAGTTCTTGTTTGCTTATGGCAAGCTTCCGATAGAAGAGTTGGACGATGAAGAGCTTGCCCGAGGACAGATTCGTCGTAGCGATGGAACTTGGACGAACAACAAGAATATACCAAGAGAAGTATTCCAGGCTGCACAAGCTGAGCTGTTCAAGCGTGCAGATCAAAGGCTTCGAGAAAATCTCATGACTGCCGTTGACACCATGGCGGAGATTGCCAGTGGCTCAGCCTACGAGCCCGAGGTTCGCATACGTGCTGCTCAGTTCATATACGAGCGCGTACGAGGGAAGAACCCTGATGTAGTTATTCACACCCAGGACAAGCCCTTTGAGGTCATGATGACCGACATGGTTCTCGGGGGTGGTAGTCGAGCCGCCTCGCGCGCGCAGCGCGGGCTCGAGAGCGCGGTAGACGCAGAGGTGGTGGAAGATTATGGAATTGACGTTGGTGATCATCGCCTTGGTGATGAACACGATGATTCTGGTGTGGATACTGTGG